ACGGTCAGAGAGGACGGACACCCTCGGCGACACCACGGTCAGAGAGGACGGACACCCTCGGCGACACCACGGTCAGAGAGGACGGACACCCTCGGCGACACCACGGTCAGAGAGGACGGACACCCTCGGCGGTTTCTAAAGGATTGTACCGTAAACAGTTCTATTCCATTAGCTCTATCAAAGAATTTACTTATTTGAGCAAACTTAATAGTACATAGCAAAGCGTACTTCTCTACGAGGGGTACGCTTATTTTGTGCCTTTGAGCGTTTTAGGTTCTCTACGAGAGTTTAAAACATCGCAAAGATAAGTGTAGCTATGAGCGAGCAAACCTTTGGTATGACAAAGCAAAAAGCATACAATGGTGTGAGTAATACCAAATAAATTATTCTGTAACTATTTGCATAAGAAATAGTAGGTGTAGGATACCCTAAACTCGATTGAGTAATTCTCGGCGGCGGCGTCACTGTTAGAGCGTTCGCAGGTTTACACAAACCTAAACTTGGCTTGAGGAAATGTGAAAATTAACTTGATTATTACTCAATATGAGTGTATATATCGAGGGCGCTCAGTGATTATTCTGAGTGCCCTTTAATATATGCTCTACGGAGCAAATTTTTTAAATAAGGAGATTGCATTATGAAAACATTAACTGAGTTATACGATTCTATCGTATCGAAAATTGCAGATATCAACACTGCAATCAAAGACAAGGACGCTATGAAGCGTGATAAGCTCTTTTATGAGCTTGATGAGCTTGAGAAGGATTATGCTCACACTAAGAAACTTCAGGAATACGACAAGTTTGTAGCTTGCGATTTTCCTGTAAAGGAGCTTATTCTCAAAGAGCAGTACACTGTGCTTGGTCATAAAACTGAGCGTTCAAAGGAAACCCACATTATTACCAGATGCAAACTTGACGAGAAGGCTAAGAAAAAATTTGATTTATTGGATTTTTGTAAAGCAAAATCAGAAGAAGGTAAACTGAGTGACCACTGGGCTTTAAGTCTTGAAAAATTATCGCTCATCTGTGCGCTAAAATGGACACTTGAAGAAACGAGCGGTGCGGAGCAGTCTGCTCAGTTAAAAAAGCTGAGAGATTGTTACTATATTGACGAGGCGGCTCGTACTGTGGAATTTTTGAAAAATGCCGGCGATAAAGATATTGAGGGTGTTGCTGTTCCTACATCTATGACATCTATGACTAAGCTGTTACAGTCTATTGTTGACGAAACTCTGTTTATGCCTGATAAAAAAGGTAAAAATATGTTAAAGGTTACAGGTCATCAGGTAAAACAGTTTATGAACCTGTTTACTAAGCGTGGTAAAAAGTGGGGCTCTCTCTCTGCGGCTCAAGGTAGAGAGTTTAGAGAAAATTTTTATTCAATGATGAGATGTGTAATCGAAGGCAGAGGGTTTGCACTTGAATACGAAGGTGCAAAAAATTCTGATGATGAAGAGACAGAAACTACAGATGAGCAGAAGGCTACCAACACGCAGGATTCTGATAAATCTAAAGATGTAAGCACAGTAACAGAAACTACAGATGAGCAGAAGTAATATCTAAGCACACTCGTTTAGCGGTTGCGAGTTAAAACAAAACCGCATACCAAAGCGTATGCTTATTTTTAAGGAGGTTATTAATAATGAACAACAATACTCTTACAGCTGGTTTAATAAAAGGAAGGCATACAATGCCTGTTGAGCGTTACATCTTCGATCAACCAATTGATGATGTAATGGATTTCGCCTCAATTCGTAAAACGATTGAGGACTTCATCGAAAATGTCGTAGATGTTCGCACCCACTACGGCATAGGGATTAACCAAGCAGACAATAATGATGTCCGGTTATATGAAGGTAAGCACGACCTTATCTGTTATGTAACCGGACTGACCTCGGTGACGGCGGAGTTGGTCAGGGTTTGTATGAGAAACGGCGTGCATTTAACCTTGATGCACTACAATACCGCTGAGGGCTGCTACTATCCTCAGCGGATTTATTAAGGAGGGATGCCGATGAGTCAAAAAGACAAGGGAGTTGTATGGGTGGAAAATTATGCGTATGAATATGCTGCTAAGTTTCTTCATGACAAAGAAGTGACTTTTGAAGCCACTCGTCCCGATAGAGGTTCAAGCAGAGTAAGGCTTGAATTTCCGAAGCTGTCTCAGAAAATGTCTGAGTTGCTTATGACTAAGATTTGCCATAAGTCAAGACAGTACGCAAAACTCGAATAGAAAGTATGTTCGCTTGAACAGTCGTGTAAAAAATGGTAGAATATTCCTGAAGCGTGATTATATCACGGCAAGATAAACGATGTTTGTCAATTAATAAAAAGAGAGGGAATGTTCTTGAGTAACAACACGGTTGATAGCAGCAACCAGAATACACCACAAGAGTCTATGCACGGTTTGGGTGAAGTTCTGCGTAAACAAATGTCTCAAAATCTAAATAAGTCGGCAGACGAGTTTGTAGAAGATGTACGAGGGATGGATGCGTACACAGATGCAATAGTTTTCTTAAGTAAATTTGCAAGCAAAGACGAGGATATCTCACTTGCTTCGTTAGACTTGACACCTAACTATTCCAATTCTGTAATAATTCGTTCTAAAGACGGTATGCCGATTGAATTCCGTATGAGTGATATTGAGGCGTTCTGTAAGATTGCGTTGAACAGTACGCTAATCTCATTTTCAGTAAATGATAGTGGAAATTTAGAGTTGTGCTTGAATTTTGCTGCTTATAAGCCAAAAGATTAAGAACACTCGTTTAGCGGTTGCGAGTCAAAACAAAACCGCCACCATAAAATCACTCTTTTATAAGAGTGACAAAAAGTAAATATAAACCAATTAAGTGTATGCGATAGATTTTTGCATACACTTTTCTTTTGCCTAAAAAGAGGTGGTTAGAGTGTACGAGAGTGTCAAAACAATACAAGATATTCGTGATGAACATATTGATGTATTGAGGGATTTTGGTGTAAAGGTTACATCTCAGATTGTGCGAACAATCGAAACCAAGACAACCGAAATTGCGATTGAAAATTACTGTCGTATTTTAATAATTAAACGATTAGAACAGTATACCAAAAGTTGATGTTTGGTAATGCATTTTGTAAGGAGGTGGTTTTATGTTGAAGGTTGGAGATAAGGTTAAAATACTTCCGACAATACTAACAAGCTATCCTGATTTTCCGTATGTAGGAGTAGTAGGCAGAGTGTGTGCTATTGACAACAATAATAATTCGATAGTTGTTGAGTTTTCGACTCCTCACAGTTACTTACACGACTGTGGCGGAGTAGCCAAGTCCCGTTCTGGCTGGTATTGTTGTGGGAAAGAGTTGGAATTTATACCTGATGATAATTTGCCAGATATTTGGGAATATATCTAACATATGAACAATTTTAGGGAGGTTATAAAGTAAATTATGTTGATGGTAAAACACAATATCACAGTAGAAGGAGATTACAAAAATGGCAGGCAGAACTATTAGTAAGGAACTAAAAGCCCAGATTGTGTCGGCTTATAGACAAGGCGAAAAGATGAAAGACATAGCTGAATTGTATGGGGTATCATATCCCACTGTTTCTAAATTAGTTAGAGCATCGGTTAATTCATCTGTTAGTCTTGTAGGCATTAAAAAGGCGTGCCCTAAGTGTGGTAAAGATAAACACGAAGTGGGTTCATATTATTGCTCACATTGTGGAGCAAACATTATGACAGAAGATCAAAAGTTGTCAAGAGAACTTGACAATATTGCAAAAACAATTCGTTTTTGTTTGCCACAAGCAAAAGAATCCGATAGAGAGAAGATTGATAATTATGTTGCAGTTTTAAGAGAGGCAGCATTAAAAGTAGGAGGTGAGGGGTGATATGACGGTAATTGCAAAGAATGGTCACTTTGAAGTTATTGATGAACATGGCAATGTGTTGTGTTCGGGTGATACCGAAACAGAAGCTGTTGAAGCGTATGAAGAAATAGGATTTGAATAATGTAACATTTGCTTGCTTTATTAAATAAAGCCGCCTTACTTAAAGTAAGGTGTTCGAAAGGTTAGAGAGAGGACAGGGATACAGGCTGAAGGCGAACCCGGCGTGGACAGCTTTGGCTCAGGATGTCGTCAGGCGACTAAAGTTCTTACACAGAAAGGACTTTTTCCGAGACCAAACCCAAACGGAAAAACCACATAAAAAGATTACTTTAGTAGTCGATAAGAGCAGAAACCCAAAACGAATAGCCAGCAAAAAAAAGCTTCATCTACAGACTCTTCTCAAGTTCCATCTTTATTTAAGAAATGTTACAGCACCCCTTTAGATAGGGGTGAGCGGTTACAAAACTACTACCTCCTCGTGGTGTAACTGGGTAATGCTAAAGTAGAAATAAATTAAAGTGCCATACAAGGCAGAAAGGAGTCACAAAATGACTGTAAAAACATTAAACAATGTGATGGTTATTGAAGCCAACTTTTCAATGGAGGAACTTTTTAAAGTTTACAAACACAAGCCAGATGCATTGTCCTTAAAGGATGACGATGGAAATATGCTTTTCGCTGTAAAGCCAAGCAAGTATACGGAGAGTTTTGGCGATTGCGGAATTTCTTTTGTAAGTAATTCTTACACAGAGCCAAAGGCATCAATTACAATTCCTCTCCCATCAGAATCTGCCGACAACACAAAGGTGTGGATTGCAGAAAACTTTGGTTCAATTCTGACAAATCTTGAACAGATTGAAAGAAATGTATCGGAAGCTTGTATTGATATTGATGCAAACATTGCAAAAATTGTCGGCTCAATTGTAACAGCGTAAACAAGGAGGAAATAATAATGAAAAGCATTAAAGTTCAGAACAATCTTAAGTCAAAAGCAATCATTGGCAACCCAGATGAAATGACAGTTCAGCAGGCTTTCAATGAAGCGCAGCTCGAAATGGGTAATGGTATTCTCAATCTTAACGGCGTTGTGGTGTCTGCGCAGGATGTCAACAGAACACTGTCTGACATTGTTGGCGCAAGAGATACATACATTCTTGCATCAGTTGTCAAAGCTGATTGTGCATAATTTGATTTGAAACAAGGGAGAGCACGCTCTCCCTTTGGCATTTGCATTGTCGAAAGACTGCTTTACTTAAAGTAAAGTATTAGAAAGGTTAGAAGCAGAAGACACCCGGTAAGGAGGATGCAGAATTCTCAAGTGATGCAGGCAGGTTCGACTGCGACCAAGAAAGCGAGAGATAACAATCAAGCCCAAGATTCGCTGCTGAAATGGATTTACAAACCCACAATGTACAACTGAAAAAGCCACATACTGGTTACGATTACCTCAGCAATCCCAATGACCAAGCTTCCAGCATTCGTCATCTGGCTGCCACCATCTGTATTTAGAAATGCCAAAATCTAAGGAGGAATAGAAATGGATTTAATTACAAATGCACACACACGGAGTTGTTTTGACTGCCGTCTTAAGTTTGAATATAATTACCCCAAGATAATCGAAACATTTGTCAAATGTGTTTACGAACCTTATTACACTAAGAACAGTGATTTACCATCTATATTTTTTGGTTGTGTTTCTGAGACACAGACACCACAGAGAGTCGCAACAGACAAAGCTGTTTATATATGGTATAGCAACACAGAACCCACTATGGAGGAAATTAATAAGAAATTTGATTGTAGTGTGGAATCGTATGAGAATTATGATAAATATTGTGAATCAACCTATAATAAATCAAAAGGATGGGTTGGGGACAATCAGTATATTTTTTGGGTAGAGTCGAATCCGTTTTATAACAAACTTATAGAATACACGATAGCTGTTTTTCTTATTCCGCTGTTTGACTTTATTTGCACAGCAAAAGAGATCAAAAACAAATTCAAACCAATTGTTGATGAAATAAGCCGAGGTTTGAATGATAAATTGTTCGAGTTAGCCGACAAAATTTCAGAAGAAAAAGGATTATCGAAAGTTGTGTTAAATGCTCAAATCGCCGATCTTACGCAGTATAAAAAGAAGCGCACTCTTGAGCAACTGCACGATAGGATTACGAATTGTGAATCAGATTATAGACATTATGTAGCATGTGCAACAGAGGTTTACGAAAACTTGTTGGATTGTAAAAAACAATTATCATTATATAACGACAACGACAATGATAATGCTGCATTGATAGATATGCTTACAAACAACAGTGCGATTTCTGATGTGAAAATTGATGGAGGAGTCCTTGAGTTTGTAGTATGTAACCCGATTACTCAGTATGACGAGGATGCTTTTGCCGAAATATTAAAATCAGAAAATTCCACTATTAATAATATGCCAAGCGTAGGTAAGGATGTTTTATGTTGGATGGTTGATGGCAGAATTGATTTACTAACCGAATGTAGAATCTGTATAAATCTTGATAACAATTCTTTTGATGCTTATGAGACAAATCTATACGGTTATATGCCTCATCCTCATTTGGCTTTATTTAATTGTTTTGGGGGTTTTAGAATAGATATTGCAACTGCATTAGCAGAAGGCAATATCTGCTATGCAATACAGCTTATTCTTACTGCGTCACAAAATTTGAATTTTATGGATTCTACGGTGATGAGCAAATTGGGAACTCGGCTTAATGGGGCAGACTACTCGTGTATTATGGATAAGGAGTCTGGAGAAGTTATGACAGTAAACAAATGGAACGAAAGGAGAAAATAAAATGCAGCTTTTAAAGATACCGACAGGTATGGAAACACCTACAATATCTTTCACTCCATTAGCTTTTGCCAAAATGATGATGCTTGTTGAGGTAAATGACAAAGAGGTGGGGTGGCATGGTACAGTCGAAAGGCAGAACAACAATTTTGTTATTACTGATATCTTTGTATATCCTCAAGTAGTTACTCCAACAACCGTTGAGCCTTCTCAGGAAGAGTATAACGAATGGCAGACTGAGTTACCAGACGATATACATAACAGTCTTAGATTTCACGGGCATTCTCATGTAAATATGGGAACATCGGCGTCATCTGTTGATGCTAAATTTCAGGAAGACATCGTGAAAATGATTGATAATACTGATTTTTATATCTTTATGATTATAAATAAAAAAGGTGATTTTAATATATATCTTTATGATGGTGTGCTTAATTTAGCATATAAATCTACAAATAAGGACACTCAGCCTGAGATAACATTAAACACAAATAATATTCAATCGTTTGGAAAAATACTTTGTGTTTCGCCTGAAGTTTACGACACATTGATGTCTTTCAAGGAAGAATCAAAAGATATGGTTACAGAACCAAAACCAGTATCGTATTCGTATCATGAATATCCTTACAACTACGGTAATGCTGGTGTAAAAAGCCAGAGTTCTATTAAACTATCTATTGGAGAGATTCAAGATATATTTGGTGTTGCTTATTTGGACGCCAAAGATGTACATGATGAGTTGAGTAATCTTGTACATAAAGGAGCGATAACTAACGATAGGGATTCATTGATTGAACAGGCAAGTCTGTATATATATTAAGGAGGTCTTACGGAATGGATTTAAGTAAATTAGGAGATATTAACCCATATCAGAAGGAGTTGTCAACCACTATACATATAGTTGGATGCGGAAGCGTAGGTAGTACGCAGGCAGAGCTTCTTGCAAGATATGGCTTTTGCAAGTTTAAATTATATGATTTTGATTTCGTTGAAAGTAAAAATCTTTGCAACCAGATGTTTTTTAATTCTGATTTAAACCACAACAAAGCAGAGTCGTTAAAAAACATCTTGCTTTCCGTTAATCCTGATATTGAAGTTCAGGTGTTTGGTAAAGGTTATATTGATCAGCGACTTAACGGAATCGTAATTCTTTGTGCTGACAATATTGATTTGTGCAGAAATATTTGCAAGCAGAATAGACTTAATCCATACATAAAAGTAATGTTGAATTACCGTACTGCAAGATATGATGCACAGCACTATGCAGTAGAGTGGAGAGATAAACCAAGTGTGGATAATTTGATTAAAACAATGAATTTCACACACGAAGAAGCAAAAGCCGAAACTCCAGTGTCAGCATGTGGAGTAGAGATTGGTGAATCTATTGTTGTAAGAGATATTGTACTTAAAGGTACAACAAATCTGTTTAAATGGATTACCGAAAGAAAATTAAGCCCTTTGATTATATCTTCTCCATATAAATTTGACACGGTAGTGATGTAAAGGAGGAACAAGTATGTGCTACTATGTGTGTTTGCCAAAAACCGAATCGAAGCCTAACATTTGGAGTTGGCTTGAAGGAGATATACATTCTCCGCAGTGGTTATGGGGTACTAAATCTGCGGCAGCCACAGTAACTCGTAGAGTTGATTTTATACCTGCGAGTGCAAAAGACAAATACAATGTCAATTTTATTGTTGGCACATTGGATGCCTTTAATAAAAAATGGAGTTATCTTGGACAAGAAATTGAAAAACATTATTCTCATTTCTATATTCCAAAAAAGAAATTAGATGAATATGGCAGAGTTAAATGGAGAGAAATCTGTGCTCCGGATGATGAATTATCTGAAGCATTGAAGGATTTAAAAGAGATTTTCGAGACTGCGGGTGTTTCATTACATCATACCAACGCATACGCTTATGTTCGACATAGAACAGCCTCGGATGCAGTTTCCAAGCATCAGTATAACCATAGTCGCTGGTGGATAACAACTGATTTTCAAAACTTTTTTGGTAATACCACCAAAGAGTTTCTTATGTCTATGATGGCACAAATATTTCCATTTAGTGCAGTTATTGAACGAGATTTTGGAAAAGAGTGTTTAAGCAGGGCATTAGATTTATGTTTTCTTAATGGGGGCTTACCACAAGGAACTCCAATCAGTCCAATGCTTACTAATATTATGATGATACCGTTTGACTACATAATGACAAAAAAGTGCTGTGAAAAAGACTATATATATACTCGATATAGCGATGATATACAAGTTTCACACCGTAGGAAGTTTAATCCAGACGAAGTTCTTAGATTTATCCACGAAACACTAACTCAAATTCACGCTCCGTTTACAATTGAGAAAGAAAAAACAAAGTTTAAAAGTGGAAATCAGTTCGTATTAGGTGTTATGTATAATCAAAATTGCGACATTACAGTCGGTCATAAGAACAAAAAAGAGTTCAAAGCTACATTATTTAATTATATGTGTGATAGGCTAAGCGGTAAAGTTTGGGCGTTGCCACAACTCCAACAAATGATGGGTAAATATGCATATTACTCAATGATTGAAAAAGAGTATTTTGAAAATGTAATGAAGGAATATTCTCGTAAATTTAAACAGGATGTTATGAAATGTATCAAAGCAGACTTGCGTAGATGCTAATAGCATCTGGTGGGATTTTATTAAATTCTTAATGAAAATTCATTGCAAGTTTTTCGGAAACCATTTTGCTTGCAAATATATTGAGCAGTCGCCAAGCGGTTAAGGCACTGGATTTTGACTCCAGTATCGTGGGTTCAATTCCCACCTGCTCAGCCAAACGGTATTGTGTAGTGATTCTATAATCTTAGCGATTCAAATAAAAATTTACTTAATTTGTAGAAAGACTTTATACTGAATATTTGCTCAGTTCGGTGTTGAACGGCGGTGTCCCTTGACTGTTGTTCCGTCAGCCTTCAATCTACACAATACCGAATATGACACAGTAGTCCAACGGCAGAGACAGCAGACTTAAAATCTGTAAAGTGAGAGTTCAAATCTCTTCTGTGTCACCATATGGACTGTTAGCTCAACAGGTTAGAGCGGCAAACTCATAATTTGCGGGTACAGGGTTCGACTCCCTGACAGTCCACCATTTACAAGTGCGTGCAATCGGCACAAACTCATTTTGTAACCTCCTTGACGCATGACGGATAAGCGTCACCATAACGGTACATGGTTGTTCATCGGTATGAACTGAGTCCGTCCAAATCAAAGAAAGGAAAGAGTCCAATGAAGAAGTTAAAAGCTGAACTACATAGAATGAGATTCTGGATAAGTGCAATATCAATTTCTATTACGGTTCCATTGTTTATAATTGCTCGTTTGGGAGCAGTGAATGAACGAAAATCAGAAATGCTCGGTGGTGAATTATTGATTTTGTTCATTCCATTCATTGCAAATATGGTTTACATAAACATCAAAGACACAATAATTGAGCATCGTAGAATGACGATGATTCTCAAAAGGAAGAAAGTTCCAAAGCCCACAATTGTGGTTAAAAATATTAAGAGCATAAAGGAGAATACATAATGAAAGGTTATAAAGCCTCCATAAAGGTTTAATTTGTAGGGGTGGGAGAATGAAGAAAAAAATACTTGCTTGTGTTGTGATTATTGTAACAATCTCAATGTTAATGATTGGTTGTACATCTGTAAACTGTACAGACGAAACATCAGACAGAATAGATAATATGTTTGTGCGTGTAGGATGGAATAGTTGGTTAGATGCATGGATAGTGTATGATACTGAAACTAAAGTAATGTACACAATATCAGACATACCATATAATAAAGGAACAATGACTTTACTCGTTGATGAAAATGGTAAACCAAAACTTTGGAAAGAATAATACGAAGGATGTGATTAATAATGTCCGTAGAGAAAAACCAACTTTTTAAGGTTGGAGATAGGGTTAAAATACTTCCGACAATACGAGCATACTATCCTGATTTTCCGTATGTAGGAGTAGTAGGCAGAGTGTGTGCTATTGAAGGCTATGGTAATCAGATAGGTGTTGAGTTTTCGACCCCTCACAATTACTTACACAACTGTAACGGAGCAGCTAAGCAGGATTCTGGCTGGTGGTGTTATAGGAAACATTTGAAATTTATACCTGATGATAATTTGCCAGATATTTGGGAGTATATTAAATAAAAGTGAGGTTTTATTGGAATTTAACTGATGAAAACCAAGAATAAATTCAATATTTAAACAAGATAGTATAGAGGTGTAAAAAATGATTGATTGTTCAAAAACTGAAAATTACTTCGCTGAAAAAGTGAGAATGACGAAAAGAGCAGAGAATGGGCTATGTAAACTTGGCTGTTCTAACTGTCCTTTATGTAGCGAAAATAACAATAAAGGGCTATCATGTACAGGTTTTGAAATGCTCTATCCCGAAAAGGCAATTGAAATCGTTCAGAGGTGGTCGGACGAACATCCGCAAAAAACTTATTTGAGCGAGCTTTTGAAAGCCTTTCCGAATGTTCAGCTCAATGATTCTGGAATGCCTAAAGGGATGTGCCCACATGAGTTAGGACTGAAAGATATAGATTGCGGAAAAACAGACAATGCGTGCGTCAAATGTTGGAATCAGCCTTTACCTATTGAGGACGGTGAAGAGTAATGAGAGAAATATTATTCAGAGGTAAATCGTAATTTATTATTTATGACACGGTGCAAACCGTGTGTCGGGTGAAAAGCTCAAATTTAAGGAAAAAGAGGGTTAAAATTATGTTAGATGTTATCACAGCTAATGAAATTGTTAATGCTTTACAATGTAAGGGACACAATATTGAATGGGCGAAAGACCATTATCTTAAAACTTTTATAACAATGGAAACATTTGTTAATGTTTCCATACGAAATGATGAATTAAAAAAGAGGTAGAAAAAATTATGGAAATACTTTTTTAATGGAAGTTAAGGAAGGTTAAATAATGGCAAAATTTGCGATAACTTATGAAAATGAAACAATCAAATATGAGCTTACTTTTAGGGGCAAAGTGTATGACTTTACAATGTATAGAGATGATTGTGGTATGCACTCTGACAAACAATTGTTTAGTTATCAGTTGGAAAACGAGGGCATTGACACTTCTATGTTAGATTGGGATATGGATAATATAGTCTGGATAAACGATGAAATAGAAATTTTTGATACACTTAAAATGTTAGAAGCAATTGAGTAGGAGGTAAAAATGAAAATATGTTATCATAATGACGCTGATGGTAAATGTGCAGGTTTCTGGGTTAGGGAACTCGCCTATGCAAAGGAACTCGCCTATGTAACAGAATATATCGGTTATATAAAAATGGATTATGGTAGAGAATTTCCATTTGATAAGATTAAGAAAAATGAAACAGTATATATTGTTGATTACTCAATCGAACCAAGTGAAATGGATAAACTTCTTGAAATCACGCCGAATGTTACTTGGATCGACCACCATATTTCAGCAATTAAAAAATATGAAAACTACGATAAAGAAATTCGTGGTGTCAGATATGACGGGGTAGCTGGCTGTATGCTTACATATTGTTATTTGAAGCACATGACGAATGGTGGTATTGGTGACATTAAACCATTCGAGGAAAGTATGACGAAGGATGCTCCAATGTTTACAAAACTGATAGCTGATTACGATGTATGGACTTTCAACTATGGACATTTAACTAAAGAATTTCACGCAGGACTGAAATCAATACCGAATACAGAACCAAACAGTAATTGCTGGCTGGAATTAAATGATCCTGTATATGGTTATGGTGCTACAAACGCTTTAATTAAGGAAGGTGTTTCAAGAATTCAGTATCGCAAAGAAACAATGACACATTATTGTGAAGCTTTCGGTTTTGAGGTCATGTTTAACGGTTACAAATGCTTTGCTGTTAATATGGGGATGATGAGTAGTGACGATTTTGTTATTAATAACATTGACGATTATGATGTGTTGATTGGCTTTGTTTTCAATGGTCACGAATGGAGATATTCTCTGCGTTCAACGAAGGTTGATTGTTCAAAGGTTGCTATGTTGTATGGCGGTGGCGGTCATAAAGGCGCTGCTGGGTTTAATACCAAAGAATGTGTGCTGATTAATAATAATTGCAATCCAACCGATGATGAGCTCGAACTGATTAACCGCTTTACAAGGCGAAATCTTGCAAAAAATGAGGTGTATGCGTTTTCGGTTGTGCTGTGTGACAACGATGTTGACCGTGACGGCGAACGCTTTACAACAGATTCGCTTTATGAGCTTGAAAAGCTTTTTGTCGGCAAGACAGGAATTATTGACCACAATCCGAGTGCCAAAAATCAGACGGCGAGAATTTTCAGCTGTAAGGTTGAGAAAATTGACGGTCAGAAAACGGCTTTGGGTGACGATTACTACAGGCTCAAGGCAAGGGCATATCTTCCCGTTTATGAGAGCAACAGGGATATTATTCTTGCAATTGACAGCGGAATTATCAAGAAAGTAAGCATTGGCTGTGCCGTTGGCAGGATTGTGTGCAATGTGTGTGGTGAGGATATTGCGATGTGTACTCACAAAAGGGGTGAGGTTTACGGTTCAAAGCTTTGTTGCGGTGAACTTGTGAACCCGTATGACGCATACGAATGGAGCTTTGTTTTGCCATCAAAGGGAGGGAATAATGATTAAGATTATTAAAAACGGTACAGATTGTGTGACGAAATTGTTTCATCAGGATGGCAGTTTAATTAAGTTTGAGTGTAGAATGTGTGGTTGCATTTTTGAAACCGATATTTACTCGATTAGAGCTTTTAGCAACCCTGTATATAGAGAATCGGTTTGTCCACAATGCCTGTCAACCACCAAGAAACTTGGTGCAATCGGCTAATAAAATACATATTTTAAAAGGTGGAATCAATATAAAAAAATTTAAAATGACGGTTAAACTTGAAAAGCCTATGGATGCGGAATCTGCACTAAAGGAATTTTCACTACTAAATTTGGATTGCATTTTTACAGATTTACACCATTTATCAATTAATAATAATAAAGGATTTGAAATGCGTCTTGATTTAAGATTGTATCTTGGTTTAGGATACAATAGAGGGTATAAAAAAGATTATAAAAAATGCCTCACAGATTGGGCGGAATCTTATTGGAGTGGTGAAAATGGTTGGTGGAAATGCTCTAAAATTAAAATTGTAGAAGTTTAAAAAACTTTATTTTAAGGAGGCGTAAGAAATGGATATAACGACAATCATATCAATTGTGGTTTCGGCAGTTGCGGTAATAATTGCAATCGCTTGCGATATTTGTATTGCTGTAAATCACAAAAAATTAAAGAAGGCTGAAAGGAGAATAAAAAGCCTTGACATATACATAAAAACTACAAAAGCGTATATGAATGCTCTTGAGCAGGATTACAGAGAGGTGATTAAGAAAACTGAGAGGGAGGCGGTGTAATGTTAGATTGTGAAAGACAAGCAATGAAAAGTTTATCGAAAGAACAATTGATTTACCTTATTGAGCATTTGTTGCATATTGAAGAACGAATTAGCACTTACTGTAGTGAGGTAACTAAAGAACATATGTGTTCTGATGAAGCTGTTTTCCATATTCGTGCGAGACTTTATGAGATACCTACTATTAACAGTATGACTATTAACAATAAGACTCTGCCTGCATATATTGATATGCAATTAGGTAAAATTACTGACGAAGAGTTTATATGTCTACATAAACAACTATGTCGATATAACTATGGTAGGGACATCAATGTCCCTACCGAATGGTGCAAGTCAACATACAAATGTCCTCACTTTAACGATGACGATGTATCATTTTGGCTTTATGCTGATATTAACGATGTTATGGACTACATCAAGGTTAAGAATAATGTTACAAATACTTAGCAAAAGAGCGGAATAATGTTACCTTAGCAAAAGGAGGAAGAAATTATGGCAAATTTTGAAAATATTACAATTGAAAAGGGTATGTATCAGACAAAGGGCGGAATTTCGGGCGCACTTGAAAAGCTTGATCCGTCAGTAAATTACAGAGGTACTGCACTTGAGGGACTTGACGCATTTTCCCGTCAGCTCAAACGCTTTGACATTAAGGTGAAGGGCAGAAACAGCGATTGTGTTGAAAAGTTTTTTCAGAGTTCAAACTCTGCGGCACTTTTCCCCGAATATGTAAGCAGAGCCGTTATGCAGGGCATGGAGAGAGCGGATATTCTCCCAAATCTTGTGGCAACCGTGACAGACATTGAGGGTATGGATTACCGCAGTGTTGCATCTGTTCCGAGTGAGGATGACAAGAGTTTTAAACTCGTCGGAGAGGATACAAAGATTCCGCAGACTGAGGTTAAGACAAGAGAAAATCTTGTTAAGCTCCACAAGCGTGGCAGAATGCTTGTTGCATCATATGAGGCTCTTCGCTTTCAGCGTCTTGACCTCTTTGCCGTAACACTCAATCAGATTGGCGCATATATTGCAAGAGCACAGCTTAAAGATGCGATTGATGTGCTTGTGAACGGTGACGGAAATGAAAATCCCGCCGGCACACTTAATGTTGCAACAGGCGGCAAGATTACACATGAAGACCTTTTAAAACTCTGGACAGAGCTTACCCCGTATGAACTCAACACAATTCTTGCGTCAACCCCCGAAATGCAGAAGATTCTTTCGTTCTCTCAACTTCAGGATTCAAACGCAGGTCTTGATTTTCAGGCTACGGGCAGAATATTTACACCTCTTGGTGCACGCCTTTTTCACACTCCCGAACTTGAGGGCGGTAAGATTATCGGTCTTGACAAAAACTGTGCGCTTGAAATGGTTCAGGCAGGCGGTGTTGTTACCGATTACGACAAACTTATTGACCGTCAGTTTGAAAGAGCTACAGTTACTTGCACAGTAGGGTTTTCAAAAATTTTTACAGAGGCGTCAAAGGTAATGAACTGTTAAGGAAGGAGTGGAATAATGTTACAGTTTGTATGTTTTGTTATTGGAGCGATATTCGGTGGTTGTTTTGCAGCTACTGTAATGGCACTTATTTTTGCCCACACCGACTTATATGTAAAAGATGGTGATGATAACAATGAAGAAAAGTCTCCACAAGAGGGTGAAAGATAAATGTCAATGTGGACTCATTTGCAAGGTGTGATTGAAGTTCGACCAATGTGTAGGACAGACATTGAGAGTAAATATATCTTAGAAACTGTGTTGGCTCATTTGCCGAAAGTCACAGGTAGTGAAAGGGATATGCGAATTAATATTGTTCAGCCTGATTTTACTGCTAAATCTTACTCGGAACACACTTATGACGAATTTGGCAATTGGACAAATTTAGGAGAAACTTGTGGGAGAGATTATGACAAGCAGTATGCTTATTTAATAGTTGTCTATGGCGATTTTCGTGACCGAGTATTTGAAGAAACTTTTTTAGAATTTGAAAAGTGGTTAGAGCGTTTAGCTAAAAGAATCTATATCGAGAATGGCGAGATGATTGTAAAACTTGATGGCTTTGATAAGGATTATATTGAGAAGTCTTACATTTTTACAAATGATAACTATAAATATTCAAATATGTATGAGCAGGAGGATAATTGGTGTGACTATCTTGTGTGGGGTGATGGTACGATAAAATTTCCAGATGAACTTTGTAAAAAATATCATAAGTAATTTATAGGTTTTTGCTAATGCAAATAAAAGAGGAGTTTTAAATATGCCAACAGGATTTACATCTTTTATTGAAAATGGAACAATAACAACAGGAAAAGATTTTCTTTTACTCTGTTCTCGCAATTTTGGTTTAGCAGCAGAAATAAGCAGAGATAAAGGGTTGAAAACACCTATACCAACGCATTTCACACCTGATAACTTTTATCAAAAACATTATGAAGAATCTGTGGAGAAATATAAGAAATTTTCTCAAATGACAGATACAGAGTTTGCTAAATATGTGCGTACAGAACATGATTCATGTATAGATAGAGCCAAACAATGTTTGAATGAGATGATTGCAAAAGATAAAGTGTATCAACGCATCAAACAAGAAGTGGAGAAATGGAAACCACCGACTGACCTGCATGAAAACATTAAGACATTTGCACTAAACCAGATTGACATGTGTATAAGTACAGATCAGGACTATGATTATTATATGCGAATTATAAACAAGACATTTGACGATACTCCAGAGAGTGTCAAAGAATATAAGAAAAACTTTTTGAAGTCGTTAAAGGATGAAATACGGCAAGCTAAATCGGATTTAGATAGAGAAATTAAGCGAGTCGAAGATTATAACATTTTTATGAAGCAGTTTTTGGAAAGTTTGGAAACAATAAAAGTATAGTTTTACAGCTAAACCCGTGATTTTCGTTTTTAACCCCGAATAATTGCATTTATAGCAGTAAAACAGGCAGATAAAAACAGATATTGCGTAATTAACCAAAGAGGTGAAAGTGTGAAAATTTATATTATTACAAAAGGATGTTATTCAGACTATCATATTTGTAATGTAACAACCGATTATGAAAAAGCAAAACGATACAAAGAAGCTTACTCTGATAATTGGGGGGAAGCTTGTATTGAAGTATATGAAGATGGAGAAAACGGTAAAGACAACTATTGTTGGGCGTATAATCCTGTTAGCAATACAGTAGAAATAAGTGACTACAACGAAAAGGAAATCATGAAAAATAGAGAAGGTAAAATTTGCAGGATATATATTTACGCTCCAGACGAAAAACACGCCATTAAAATAGCACAAGATATGATTGCTAAACACAAAGCCGAACAGGCTGGATTGTAAATCGTAAATACATATAAGAATTTGAAACAAGGGAGAGTACGCTCTCCCTTTGGCATTTGCATTGTCGAAAGACTGCTTTACTTAAAGTAAAGTATTAGAAAGGTTAAAAATTATGACTGGAAATATAATTATTTTGCCAACTCAAAATAATTATATTTAGAAATGCCAAAGACTAAGGAGGAATTTAAGTAAATATGTTTGCTTTAACTAAAATTGATAGTATACCAAACAATTATCAAAAATATCATATACATAATAATTTACTAATATCTAATAGAATACGAAGTCATCTGGTTCAAAGATTTCCTGATTGTCATTGGGAAGTCACAAACAATGATATTTATATTAATGTGAGTCTTAAATCTTCACCTTGGGAGAAAAATAGTAAAATTGTTCATGCGATTGCTGATTATGCGTATTATTATGCAGATAGCTATAATTACGATCACACTGATATAAATTCTGATTATTGTAATATGAATTTTTTCGGGGTGTATAAGAACAATATTATTGCGAAAGATTATACACAATTAGGAGCAACAAGCAAAACTCAACAGATGGAGCTTGAATTTATGCGTCAGTATAATGAAGCATTTGCAAATGAATAAGAAATGGAACAGCGAAGACAAGAATCTTCGCTGTTTTTTGTTGTAAGGAGACATCTATGGAGAAATACAATTATGTCGAAGCAGTTAAAGAAAATGTCAGAAGTTATATTAGAGATAATATAAAAATTCTGGAATACATAAGCAGAGACGAAAAAGAAGAGATAATTGGTAATGGGGTGCTAACTGAATATATGAATCCTTTGTTAGTGCAAGCAAATAAAAAGTTCGCAGACATTGAAAATTGGACAGCCGAAGAACATTTGTGTCACAATTTTGATTTGCTATTCAAGGCAGTGAATGTGTTTGGTTTAGATTTTGAACAGACATTGACAGGACAACCGGCATATGCAGATGGCATAGTAAGATGTTATGTTGTAGAAAGAGCGGTATCTGAGGTTCTTGATGAGTATGAAGATTCATTAGATACGGAGGAATGAATATGACAGATGTTTACAAGATATTGAACGATGGTACAGTAAACAAACACACATTTGCACTATCGGCAAAACAAGCTCTAATTGCTTGTATCATGCAAGAGAGGTTTCATAACTACAACACTTGGGAATATCCATGTGACATTAACGGCATTGTGTCTCACAAAAGAGGAAATGTTGTTCGTTTTGTGTATGACTGTGGTGATTATTGCTTTTGGTGTAAACAAAAGAATGGGGTGTTGTAAATGAGTAAAATTATTTGTTTTGAAAAATGGGATTATGATTGTGACACGCTTAACCAGATGAGCTTTGAGTTTGATGATTTTATTACAATAAATCAGATTTCTAAGTTGGCAGACAGGATTTTAAATGACTACTACGATGAATCAGAAACCAATGACGAAATCGAACTTGATGAAGTTTATATTTATAACAAATGTTATGAATTTTGCAAAGAGCAAGGACTTATATTTAACACAATCAAACCTGATATTACTGTCAGTTTAGACACGCAGAAGGTGGAATCAATATGAAAATATACGCAATTTTCCCTAATCCAAAAAGTGGATTAATTGAAGAACAGTCAATTGAAACTGAAAATTATACACAAGATGAATTAAGAGATATAGCATTTTATGACATTTTTTTCAATAATTGGGGACGAGAAACTGACGCTGATACATTGTCTGATTATAGACTTAAAATAAGTTTAGATGTTTATGATTTTGCAGGAACTAAATACTTGTATGTAGGAAATAAATATATGGATATTATTTCTGAAGATGACTTGGAAGAAATAACTGATGCCGTAATACAAGAACTTACAGAAATTACTGAATCTATATGGGAAGAAAAGGAATGGGAGGAAACTAAAACTCTCAAACACGCTGAAAGTTACATCAGAAAGTTACATCAATTTCATAAAAGAAGAATTTTAAGGAGGTAAAACAATGTTAAAAGCAACAAACATATTATGGGATACCGATTATGATGATGACGGAGAATTGCCGACAGAAATTGATGTACCTGAAGGAATGACAAACGAGGACGAAATATCGGACTATCTATCAGAAGTAACAGGATATTGCCATCAGGGCTATGTATTGGAGGAACAATAGAATGACAATCAGAGAATTTTTAGAAATGGCAACAGATACAACAACGGAAAATATTGTACTTTATAACTATGAAGAACAAGGAAATTTTTACGATGGCGAAATTGATACTTTAATTGAAAATGTTGACGAAAATCCGAAATCGGACTTAGCTGCAATACTTAACAGCGAGTTACAACAATGGGATGTTTGTGACGGAAAATTAAATATAAATTTTGAATGGCGTGATATAGCCGACAAACTGATTTACAGTAAGTAAAGGAGGAAACGAAATGAAAACACTTGCAGATTTTAAACGAGATGCAGCAAGCGGAAAAATCAAACTTGAAATGGTGGAACGCTATGGAAAAACAGGAGAAGAAATCCCGGAAAGATACAGAGGAATCAGAGCGATTCAATCTGTAAATACTGTAGAAATTATGCTTGAAACCGCCGATGGATTGACCAGCAGTTTGGATTTTCCTCCAGCAAAGTTAATTGAATATGACGGAAAATCTTTGACCATCTATGAGAGAGGCGAAAGGGATTTGACCGAGCAGGAGAGGATAATTCTTGCAGACTGGCAGAAAATCGAGGATGACTACTACAAGCAGAATCCGCACGGTGATGCCTACTGGAAAAAGAAGGACTATTTCAAGAAATGCCCTTGCCCTTGGCTTGCTGGTTATGAACCCGTAAAAGGCAAGTATTATAATTACAACGGAAAAATCCTTGATAATCAGGTTAGAGGAAATGCAATTTTGAAGTACAATGTGTATGAACAGTAAGGGGTGAAAATATGAACAACAGAGATATTGAAATCCTAAAACAAAACTACGAAAGGTATAGAGAAAGGTTAAAGAATAGCATATACAAAGAGGATATGGATATATCAAGCAGTTGCTTTGTATCCTTCGGAACATCTGGCTTGACGGCTTTCAAATTCAACAGAGCAAAATGTAGATGGAAGAAGAAAGCAATCAAAGACTGGAAGAATCTTTCTTTTGATGAGTTTATGAAGAAGTTTAGAGAAACGGAATGGGAGTGGGAATGCAGGGGTTAGAAATTATCGAGGAGGAATAATCAAAATGTTTGTTGTGAAGTATCACGCAAAAGGACATCGGACGAAATATCTGGGAGACAAAAAGGAAGTTGTAAATAAAAGATGTGCTATTGCTTTTGGTGAGAGTTTGCGGGAGCAATTCGAGCAGGTAGAGTCCGAGCATTGCACTTTGGAAGATATAAAGGTATCTGACACTGCTGAAACGATGTATAAAAATAGTTATATTAAAGTCGGTAACATTAAATGGTAATAAAACTAACATTTCATTAATATTAAGGAGGAAATACAGATGAGTAAATACAATTATTATGAAGCTGTACACGATGATATTGTAACAGCTATTTTTGATAATTATAGTAATGAACAGATTGTAATAAATCTCAGAAATGATGAAGAGAAGTTTAAGGAAATACTTCATGATGATTTGTTTTCTGAAGATTCAGTTACAGGTAATGGTTCTGGAAGTTATACGATGAACAGAGTAAAAGCTGAAGAAAATATTAATAATAATTGGGATTTATTTTCTGAAGCTCTTGATAATTTTGAAGATAGTTTGAGCAGTTACATATATGGTGATACTCTTGATTTTGAAGAAATTGATGTAGTGATTAGATGTTATTTACTTAGGAATACGATAAATGTAGTTGTTGATGAATTAAAAGAACAGTTTAAGGAGGAATTATAATGTTACGGAAAATAATCACAAAATCAGATGCAGCTCATGAATGGGTAAGAGAATTTAACGCTATTAACAGAGGCATTATTGCAAAACTTATGTCAATAGATATTGATGACTGGCAGGAGGTTACAACGCCTCGTGTATGCGATAGAGTGTATTGCTTTGATTTGGAAATATATGGAGAGGTGGTCGATATTGATAATAATGATTATACAATTAACCTTGATGATGGAATAGAAATCACTTTAAGTATTTCTGAGTTTGAGGTTGAAAGGTATGATTTGTTGCCGATGTGGGGAACGATGTGGTCGTTTGGCGATAGTCTGGATGATGAATGGTTGTCAAACTATGGCGGTATTAAATTAATGTCAGAATGTGGTTTCAGAATTTTTCACTCAGAAGAGTTCGGGTATTTCTTCGGTATTGATGGAGCAGGATATGATTTTTACGAAGAACACTGGATACCTCTTTACGAAGCCAGAGGATTACATTGGCACGAAGGAGATTAAAAAAATGACTATACAGAAATCCACAAGATTAAAATTAAAATATCATAAAATCCGCAATGTAGATATGCAGGTTTGTACAGTCGAACAGAAAATAGCCTACAATTTGGCGTTACGGTACAGACATATTGTTAAATCACAATTAGATAAATGCCTTACAGGAATACAAAAAGCAGAAATTATACAGCAAGCGGTTAATATGTGTATTTCGGGTTGTCAACGAGATTATCCGAACAGTCATTTTAATATTGATGCGATTCAATCTTGCTTAAATGCAGGATTAGAAAATTATTTGAAAGAAACATATTACATATTTACAAGCTATGCCGAAATAGGGCAAATGTTTCCAGATTATTATCTTTAATTACGGAGGCTTAACAATGAAAAAGATATATTTAATATTTTCAGAAACAGACAACGGCAAACATTATGCACACGCAGAAACAATAAAAGCTGGGGAAAATTTAAAGGTGTTTATTGACAGATATCCTTTAGCAGATGTTATTCATATCTGCGAGAATGCAACTCAAGCATATTCTTTAGCAGAGGTATGGAATCAGGTTTATAAAAATAATGGTACATATATGTATTGATTGAGTATGTAGAAATAAAGCCAGATTTTACATTCTATGATTTATTTTATGCTTTGGATACATATCAAAATATTTACAATGCAATGAGGAGTGTTAAAAAATGAGAATATACAGTGAATTGGATTTGAATACATTTGAAGCTTGGAGCGGAGCAGTTGATACTCTTGACAGAATACGCCGTGAAGGCAAGTGTGAGGAATTGGAAAGTGTTCTTGAAGAACTCTACCCCGAAGGGATTGATGAAACAGCGTTAAATGATTTGTTGTGGTTTGAATCAGAAACGGTTTATGAATGGGTGGGTTTACGAACAGAATCGCAGATTGAATCTGAAATTGAAGAAGCTAAATCAGAGCTTGCTGATTTAGAAGATGACTTAAAAGATTTAGACGAAGATTACAACACCTATTGTGAAGATCTGTCAGAAATTGAGCGTGAGAGAATTTGGATAGAATCTTACAAAGACGATCGCAATTCTTTAATCAATGATATTGCAGAAATTAAAGAAAACATTGCCGAGTTAGAGGAAGAACTGAAGGGGTTTTAACTATGAATCAAATAACTAAAAAGGAGTTTATTGAAACTCTGTCAAATAATGAAACCATTTTTGTAGGTAGCTTATTCCGCTATAACGATAGAAAATGCATTAACGCTATGGAACGCGCTATGGAACGAATTATAACCATTAACAAAAATATCAAACGCAGAACCGTAACAGAAGAACATAGTAATTATATTGTGTTTAGTAACGGTAGTCGCCTTGACTTTAATCAGGCTGGAACGAAAAAATATTTCAGTTACACAAATACACATGGAATTCATTTCTTAATTCAGCAAACAGAAATATATGATGACTTTGACGAAAAATTCTATAAGAATTATATTGTGTATTCCGTGGTGGTATAAGGAGGTTTAATTATGCTTACAGTAGAATACTATCCAGAAGATGTAGCTGAATGTTTATGTTTGATTGCTTTTGATAATCCAAGCAGACGAACTATAATGGAATGTACAGACGGTTTACTCGGATTATTAGCAGCAGCTCAAAATCCATATAATCCAGAAGGGTACAGAGTATTGTATAAAGTGCTTGAAACAATTGCAGATGTACAGGAGGTTTGATTATGGGACAGTATTATAATGTTGTAATTAAGAATAAGAATACAATAATCGCATACAACAGAGAAGTTGACGGCAAATATACAATGGCAAAATTGACAGAGCATTCGTGGTGGTATAACCCATTCGTTTCTTCAATTACAAAATTGTTATATAAAAATCCATGTCAAGTGGCGTGGATAGGTGATTATTCTCAAACGGAATGTACAGAAGAAATCAATCCGATACTCTTTGAGTTTGCTTGGGGAGATGAGGTTGAAAAACACAGCATACATCAGGATGAAATGTATCTTGACGGTAAGTATCTTGTTAATCATACAATAGGAGCATATCTCGATTGTGATAAGTATAAAGCAAGATGTAATAATAATGATTGGATTTTACATCCATTGCCATTATTAACAGCCGTAGGCAACGGTTTGGGTGGTGGAGATTATTATGGCATCAATAAAGATCAAGTTGGCGGTTGGGCTTGGTGTACAATATCCGTTGAAGATGATATTCCGGTTGGATATGAAGAACTTGAATATATATTCAGAGAAGATTAAAACGGCACTTTTATAACTCGAACTTGTTTATGTAATATTACATTAAGAAATTAAGGAGAAAAAGTAATGGACTATGGTGAATTTAAAGAGAAAATAAGTCTTGATGTAGATGACGCTATTGGAGTGTGCAACGATTTATTAAATAGGTATCGTGATGATGAGAAAGCGGAAAATATTATTTTGGAAGTTTTTGCTGAGTTATTCGATTGTTCTGTGGACAGCTTATTGGATTTTATTTATCAGGAATACAATGAGGAGGTGGACGATTGAATATGAAAAGTTTAATGCTATGGAAAGATGATTTTAAAAATGAAAGAGATTGGATTGCACTTTGCAAAGCACTTGATATACCAAAAGATACAGTTGAAATTGAAATGAACTGCAATGTGTGTGTACACAAATCGCACTATACTTCAAAAAAGAGAGATAGGTATTATGAAACATTAGGCGAACGAATATTAGAAATAGAGCATAACAAGGAGGATTAAATATGTCACACAGAGATAAAATAACCTTTAATGAACTTTATATTAAATATGTGCCACAAGTGGGTAAAGCATATACTGTTGCTGGGGAACTATTAAGGGCTACCGCACGCATTTATTACAGATATTATAATGACGGAGATATGATTAACGAAGGGTACGGAAAAGAAACTTGTAATAAACCTGCTCATTATCTGTGGGCAATGGCTGGTGCAAAAGTTAAGAAAATAATTGATAAAATGAAATATTCTGATTGTGATTATGAAGAGCATTTGGAAATGTTAGTTACAGAAGTTGTTAATCATATTAAAACTTCTCCAGAACTTGAAACAGAATATAATAATTGGGATTCTTTTATAGACGAAGATTGGGAAAGCGATTGGATAGAGGATAACAAGGAAAGGATGTATGCAGAATGACTAAGAATGAGACAACACAAACACTAATCGACAAAGTTTCCAAGTGTTGGCAAAAGATTGCAGATTTTTATGAAATTTCGACTTCAAAGGTTATATGGATGGGCACAAATAGATTTAAGGTTATCAAAAACAACGAAGAAATTATAGTGTTTTATTTAAAAAACGGTACAATTATAACCAAGGAAGAGCGAGACAGAAAGAGATATGAGACATTTAAGTTAAAATGGCTGATAGAGCATGGTTATGGTTTAGCAGATGTGTTAAAAGAAATAGATTGGTATTTGCAAGACAATTTCTATAAGATAAGTATTTGGAGAGCTTTTGATTTGTTTGAAGAGTATGGTTTTGAAGGTGGAATGATTTATCCTTGCTTTAAAGAGTGGGTAGATAACGAAGGTAAAGTAACACAACCGTGTTATTATGATAATTACTGGATATAAAACCGAGATTTTAAAAGGAGTGCATAATAATGAATAAAACAGAATTAAGAAGTGCTACAAGTGCAATCAACAAGATTATTAAACTAACGCCAAAAGCGAGAAAAGACTATGCAGGTTGTTTCTATGACAAGCAAGGTCGCCAGATTATTATATCAAACTGTTTAGGTTGGCAGAATTTGACAGTTAAAGTTAATGAATATAAATGGGAAAGAGGTACGAAAAGTGAATGAGATAGAGAGCATATTTAGCGTTAAAGGTTATAATAAAGATGCTGACACATATGTACCCTACGGATTGTTTGGAACATATATCGAAGCCAAGACTCATCTTAATACTCTATTACCCTTACTGAGAAAAGGTTTACTCACAGACAGGAGAACAAAAGAACCGATAGATTGGCTTAACATTGTGGAAAATAATAAAATATTAGCGAGTTTCACTTGAAATATTGTTGATATTATGATATAATAATGGAGAATACAAAATGAGAAAATATACAATTGAAGATGCAAAACGGTTGATAACTGATTTTTGCGAAGAAGAATATGGAACAGAGAATGTTGACTTTTCAAACCTTGAATGTATCGGTATTGCTTACACGACAACAGAAGATGAACGGTTTGAAATCCAAACAAACATTGATTTGATACACAATACAATAGATTATTGGCTGTATGATAAATGTATTAAAACAGAAAAATATTTTTCGACTACTGATTTATGTGTTAGGGCGTTAAATTGCTTGGCATTTGATTGGTTGGTCGAGCCACAAATGAGTTATTATAATACAGTTTATGGATATGATGGTTGGCATACGAGTATGTCGAATTGGTAAAATGTAGTTCTGAAAGGAAAAGGACAAAATGAAAAAAGTATATGAAGTAAGAATGGAAAATTGGGAATATCGCAACCGTAAAAATAATCTTACTACAAAACAACTTGCCGACCATGCGTGCTACTGCGGAGGTAATTGTTTAGGCGATACTTATAATGTTATCGGTAGATTTAACACTTTAGAGGAGGCTCGAAAGTTGTTTGAATCTTCAAAAGATAGATGTACAACAACTTGGGGATTAGTGTATGGACTTTCTACATACACTTATGATGTGTTGTACATTCAAAGTATCCCTCTTAATGAGGATGATGAAGAGGATTATGATGCGGACGCAGAGTGGGAAATTTGGGATATTTATGTTGCAGAGTTGGCTTGACAATTAGAACAAGTACAAAATTTAGATCGGAGACGACCATATGATGAATGATTCTCAAAGCATTAATGACATTTTAACTTCTATCTTTAAATGTGCAATGACCGAAAAAAATATATCATATCGTGTGCTGGCACAAAAAATGAAGTGTAGTAAAAAAACAGTTTTCACTTATTTTAACAATAAAAAAACCAAAAGGAACATTCCGTATAGTGTAGCGGTTGTGATTTATTTAGTGCTAATGCATAATAAAGAGTTTACAAATGCCGAAGAAAGAGAAAATTTAGAGAACGAAATCAACCGTAGTTTTTATTCTGCGTTCCGTAAAGCTTTTGATTTGGCAGGTAAGAATTATTTGAAGCTTGAAGCAGAGTATGGCATTTCGCATTCAACATCTTATTGCTATTACACAAAGAAAAAAGCACCTTTATTAAATTCGGCGTACAAAGTATCGCAATTACTCAATTTTGAATTACCATATATTTCAGACATAATCAATCAGCAGATAAAATAAAAAAGCACACCATTATGGCATGCTTTCGAGATATAAAAAATTACGATTTTTATGTGGTAGTAACCTCGCACACTATGACATAAGCGGGGTTACTACAACGGAAGAAAGGATAAAAATTTATCTGCAATAGCAGAAATTAAAAAAACAAACTTCCGCACCTATATAATATCACTTTTATGAAATGTTGTCAAGAATAACATTTCATATAACACGCAATAAAAAAGGAGTAAACACTATGACAGTCAAAGAAGTTAAAGAACACTATAAAGGACAATATGTCGAATGCGAAATCTACAGATTTACAGACTTCACACACCGTGTTCACAGTGATTTCATTTATACATCTGACGATATAGAGAATGACCAGTACAATGAAAATGAAGAAGTTCTGTATGAAGAACTTATGGACGAGGAAGAGTATGGTATGACCGTCATTGCAAATTGTGATGTTACCGCAGATTTCGATGATTGGTTCGGTGACAAGAATGCTCAAATCTTGGTTATTATTCTTAGTGAAAATCCGCCAAAATATTGGGTTGCTTACACAGGAACGAAAGAGTTAATTGACTCTTTCGACACTTATGAAAATGCAAGTAAGGCACTTAAAAAGTACGAAGAGCAAGACAAAGCTGACGGTATCTATACTGAAGATTTTTATGAAATCCTTTTTAAGTAAGGTGGAATTTAAAATGAAAAAATATGTTAAAGTTATTGATTCCGTTATTGTATTTAATTGTAAGATACTTAACTTAGAGCAGCCTAAAGTTAAGTATGAACCACCAAATAAATTCGCCACACCAACTACGAAAGCAGGTATTAATCCTGACAAGAATGTAATCGCTATTAATATTGACACCATATGGGAAAGCCCTGTGGAAATATGGTGGGTAATATCACATGAGCTGAGACATTTGTGGCAGGTAAAAAACGGACAGTTTAATGTAGATAACTACAATCCATCACAAGAAAATAATTTAAAATCCTATGCAATGCAATTTGAGGAAGTTGATGCTAATGCTTGGGGTGTATATGTGATAATTTCGTTATTTCACACACGCCCCTTGTTGGAAAATATCTACGGCGAACAGGTTTGGCAACAAATTATGAAGAGGGTTGAAGAAATAAAGGCAGATACTATTATTAAATAATATAGTGGGGGATATTTATGAAAAGATATGACAAAAACTATGAGGTAATACGGTTGCAACTTGATGATAGTGGGTTGATTTGTAATCCTAATCTTGATGTATTGCCAAACTCTGAAATCATTGCCGTTAAAGATATTGCTTCAATGCAGTTTGTTGATTATTACATCATCAACTACTATAAAGCGGCAACTGACAAAGTGTGGCGGAATAAATTTTTCAATGAAGCGTTTGAAGAAATGAATCAAGATAGCGAACATTTGTATGTTAGGTTTAGAGCTAATGATGTTATTGTTCAAACACATAGTCCGTATCAGTTGTGTACTGACAAATGTGTAGCATCAAACATTATTGAAGTAGTGTCAGACTATAAGACTATGCTCAATGTTATGAGCAGTGTTAAGGCTTCTTATGAGCGACCTACATATGAGTTATATAATAACGACTATTATTGGAACGAAGGAATTTATACATTGCAAGATGGTTCTGGATATTTTGTTTTAGCCTACGAATTAAATTCCTGTAATTTCTATTGGTTGTATGAAGATTGTCCAAATAAATTTTCCGAGGATTTTCCAGAATGTGTATACTGGCGGATTTATTGGTGCGATGACAAAGAGTATGAAGATACTTTATCAGACTTATACAAAGATGAAGATTTTGTGCTTTATTTGACCAACACATCCGCTTGGTATGATAAACACAATAAATAAAATTCTTGTTTTAGAACAGATTCGTCATAAGGAGGAATGTAGTTTTATGAAAAGTCAATATAGAGAAATCAGAAGCAACTTCATTGATTATGATAAAAATATAATGTATATTGACGCTTGGAGAACAACAAGTTCCAACGAAGAGGGTAAAGTAATTGCCAAAATTAATCTTGCTAATTCCGAGGTGGAATATGTTGACGAGAAAGCTAAAACTGACGCTTATGCTCAGACAGTAATAAGGAGGGTGTTAAATGCCGTGGTTTGATAATAACGATAAATCCATCGAAGTTAATCATACCGAGATGATAGAAAGAGTAGAAAATGACATTCGGCTCTATGGTAAAGATTTGAAATGTTATGTTATTATTTCGTCTCGCTCTGTTGCAAATTCGCCTGACATACAGATAGTAAGCAGATTTAGTCTTAAAAAATCTATTATAGGCGGTATGACAGACAAAGAATACGCCCTATCAATTACGCTTGAAGAATTGTTAAATAGACTACGGTACGAACATTATGTATCGGAAGATGTTTAAAACAAAGGTTTTATACAGAAAAAATAGACATCACTTCGACCTGCGAAAATCTGGTGATGTCTATACCAAGTAAGCTATCGAAAGATGGTCAGCGTTAGCCTACCCATTTTCAAAGCCTAACATAATGATACACTATTGGGAAAATTTTGTCAATGTTATTTCCATATTTTGTGGGTTGATTATAATAAAGAAAAAATTTACAATAATAATGAAAGGTGAATGGACATATATGAATAACTTGAACTACGATTAAAGATGTGGATAAGTATATTTACTTAGTAGGTGATGTAATTGCACAATATAACAAACTCTATTGACAATAGCTTATTCTCTTGTTATAATAAATAATCGAACAGATGTTCTACATACAAGGGTGATGTATATATGATAGTTGCATTAAAAGATTGGGAGAGTGTGCTGAAAAACTATTATTTTGTGTTCAACGACAAAAATTATGATACGGTAAAATGGTCGATATTGAATGATAGAGTAATACAATTCAGTAATCAAAAAGAACCTGTAAGCAGCAGTGTAGTGTTTGCGGGAGTAAGATACATAGATATAAAATGTGCAAAATTACTAATTGTGCTTAATAATGGCGATAAATATTTGGCATACAAATATGCAAAACGAACTTGACATTTGCGAACTGTGTGATATAATAAAGCCAAGAAATCCAGAAAGGGGGGCTTGAATGTTAGGAATCAAGCCAAAGATTGGCGAAGTATATCTCATAGATTTTCCACAAGATGGACACACACAGGGCGGAATAAGACCGGGTGTAATTTTTCAAAATGATGTTGGGAATAAATACAGTCCTAATGTTGTTGTTCTTCCTTTGACTACTTCGATAAAAAAGATATCTCAGCCTACGCATGTGTATATTAGTAGCAAGAATTCTGGTCTTAGGTATGACAGCATAGTATTGTGTGAAAACCCAATATCTATTTCTAAAGATCGAATCTCCAAAAAACTTACAAAACTCAGTTCGTATCATATGACTCGCATCACAGAAGCAAATTTACTTGCTTCTTCTGCGATTGCGTATTTGTCATTTGATGAGCTACTGCATGTTTGGGAGAAAAGTCAAGATTTTGCAGACAAAAGGTTGGTGATGGCGTGACTTTTGGTCAATTAATCCTCTGCTTAGTTGTTTTGGCAGTAGGATATATATGGATAAAACTTAAATAAGAAGAGGTGTTATATATGATAGGAGAATTATTATTGGTTGGTTTGGCAACAGTAACGGAAGGTTTGAAGACCACTTTGCATTATTCAAAATCCGAATGGGCTAAAGATCGAGTGAATTCCAGACATAAATACAATAAAGAAAGACAGTCCGAAATTGAGGACGCTTTGTTTGGGTATTATACATCGGAACGAGGACGCAAAAGAGAGGAATATCAGCAGATATTAGATGATGCAGGTGTTACTTATTATGATGATTACGATATAATAAAAAAGATTGCCATTATTGAAGGATGGGAGTATTATGATTTTTGCGAATGGAATCGTGAAGTGCAAAGAGAAATGCGTTAATATGTAACTTTTCAGCATTCTTTCTGTTTACAAATAATGCCAAATGTGATACATTATACATATATAATTTTATTCGAGGTGCTGATGATATGTATAATGAGACTACGAAAATGGCTTTTGTATCGACATTATCGTCGAAACAAAATATACTGTTAGCGACGGCATTGTTTAATAGTATAGAAATTTTTGAACAAGAATCTGAAAAGGACATTTCACGGTTCACAGAAGAAAATCTTCAGAAAGTTCAGGCTAAAGTAGCGGGCAGTAAAACATATGCTTCACGGAGACAAGACGCCTCGATGCTAAGGAATTACTTAGATTGGGCGTATAAGAATCATATTTGTGATACAAATATATCTTCATATGTGTTGCAGGCTATGGATATTAATGCTAATACGGTATTGGTTTCGTCTCCACAACACTTACAATTTCAACTCGATGCTGTATTTTCACCGGAAATAGAAGATAATGTTGATTTGTTGTCGAGAGGGTTTGTTTGGATGGCTTATATGGGCATCCCAAAAGGAGACACGATAAAGATTACAAGCAATCATGTGTCTATAGATAACAATAACAAAAAGAAAATTATTGCATACAATAATACGCTCTACGAGATTCCAACTGAAGCTTATATAACGATCAACAAATTGTGTTCTTTGAAATATTTAACCACTACAACAAAGGGTGGTATTGTTCGTAAATTCGACAGAGTTCAAGGTTGTGAATTGTTAAGAGGTACAACCCGTCTTAACAATATAACAGTGGAATATTTAAGAACTCGTATAACCCGCAAATCAAAAGCATATCGTTTGTCGAAATTATTATCTTATGATTCGTTATATAAAAGTGGAGTGTTTTACAGGCAGTACATATTGGAACAGCAGGGTTTTATGCCTACATTTGCTGAACTAATGCATTCTCGGAGTTATACTGAACACGATGGGAAAACAGATGTTTATTTTCAAGATAAACTAAAAACTATACACGCAGAATACACTGCTTGGAAGGATAAACATTATTCACTTATATAAAGTTTAATAAAGATTTTTAAAGGCGGTACAGTTCGCCTTTAAAAAATAATCATTAAGTCAGTTTTGTATATTAGAAAGTATAAAACTGCAAGGAGGTGGTGCTTATGATTGTGCTAATTTAACAAAAAATTAATATATAGGGGGAATTATTATTTCTGACAACAAGTCAATTTATCAAACATTATCATCAATTGATGTGTCTGGCAAGGTTAAGCCAAAAAATGGTATGAATTATTTACCATGGGCGTCTGCATGGGCATACATAAAAGAGTATTTTCCAAGTTCGTCATATACCGTAGTTAGAGACGATAACGGTAATCTTTACCATACTGACGGAAAAACTTGTTGGGTTGAAACAGTGTTATCCATTAACGGAGAAACTCAAGAAGAACAGTTGGCTATTATGGATAACCGTAATAAGTCTGTATCAGCCGATCAAGTAGAATCTACGATGGTAAACAAAGCTATCAAGAGATGTCTAACAAAAAACGCAGCATTATTTGGTCTTGGTTTGAATCTTTGGTATGGCGAAGAATTGAGTGATGAAGCAAAGCGCACCAAAGCTAAGAAAGTATCTGATTTAGATGTACTTAAGGGCAAAGTAGTGTCTATTTGTAAAGAACTGGTGTCCAAAGGCGTTGATAGCAAAGCATTATATTCTTCTATTGCAGATATGTCAGGACATCAAAATCCGACCAAAATTACAGATATAGAGACGCTAAAAATTGTGCTTGAGCGACTTGAACAATGGGAGGTTTAATATGAATACAGTATGTGAAATTGGAAGAATTGTAAACGAACTCGAACTTAAAACAACAACTAATGGAAAGTCGGTTGTTAATTTTAGAATTGCAGTAAGGTCTTATGGCAAAGACAACGATGATTACTTTTTTAACTGTGTAGCATGGGGAAGTGTTGCAGAATTTATTTGTAAGCATTTTTCAAAAGGAAGAAAGATTGGAATTGATGGTGCACTGACTTCTCGCACATACGAAACAGACAAAAAAGAGAAGCGTCAGGTTGTAGAAATTATGATACAGAATGCAGAGTTTTGTGACAGCAAGCGTGACGAAAGTGGTGATGACGCAAATATAACTACGCCGTCAAAGGCAGAATCTACTACATCTGAAACAGAGGACGACTTACCATTTTGATTAACTTAAAACAATTAAAAAATCGGTACTGGTCGTTTTCCAGTATAAATTCTTATCAGACTTGTCCTCGTATGTTCTTCTTATCATATATTGATAGGAAACCCCAAGAGGAAAACGCTTTTAGTCAATGGGGTTCTTTATGTCACAAATTGTTAGAAAGTTATTACAAAGGTCAAAGCAGCATTTTCGATCTTGAAGAGCAGTACAAAAATGCTTATAAAAGAACGGTCTTATCTGATTTCCCTAAAAATCGCTATGTTGATATGAATAAGAAGTATTACCAAATAGGTCTTGAATATTTTCGAGGTTTTGAGGATGCTTTTTCTGAATATCAAGTAGTCGGTGTTGAACAGAAGATTAAAACCAAAATTGGCGAGTATAACTTTGTTGGTGTTATCGATTTAATACTTGAGAAGAATGGCGAGTATATTATCTGCGACCACAAAAGCAAAGGAGCTTTTAAGAACGAACAAGAGTTACGGAAGTATCTTTTTCAGTTGTACCTGTATTCCAAATACATATACGAAACATATCACACATATCCTACAAAATTGATTTTTAATATGTTTAAGCTCGGAGAAATGAAAATCGTAGATTTTGACAAGAGCGAATACGAGAAAGCTTTATCTTGGGCTGAGGCTTCCATAAATGAAATTCTTGAAGAAGAATGTTGGTTAGATAAAGTGTTCGTGCAGTATGCCGCTAAAGACAAAAATATTAATAATTACAAGTGTGATGATTTCTTTTGTAACAACCTTTGTTCGGTACGGGCGTTTTGTGAGCGTTCTAAAAGCTATACTGAAGAGGACGATTTTGATTTTCTTGAGGAGTGATTATGTTTGCTTATTGAAAAGGACAAAATTCATAAAGCAAAAGAAAAATTAGGAGAGAAGAATGCTTTTGAAATAGCTCAAATTTTAGAAGTTGAAAATTTTGATGAGAGTCGTTTGAGAGCATGTTGCCCTTTCCACGAGGAAGATACTCCAAGTTGGATTTACAACCCAAAAACATATAATTTTCATTGTTTCGGATGTGGTATATCGACTGACATTATTGATGCTTATATGATTAAAGGACATACATATTTGGAAGCAGTTCAGTATTTATTTGAAAAAGCAGGCATTAAATATGCGTTTGGAGAGATGGGTGTAAAGACTAAAACCCAGTACCGATACCCAAAACCTGTAGAATGTCACTCAAAAAACAAAATCGAAGAATACTTAGGTTTACGAAAAATATCACCAAGCACAATTGACTATTGCGATATTAGACAAGACTCTCATGAAAATATAGTTTTTAACTATTACGACACGAACGATGTGCTTACTTTGGTTAAATACCGACCAAGCCATAAGATAGATAAGAGCAAAGGTGAAGTAAAAACATGGTGTCAAAAAGATGCAGATACAAGTCCAATATTGTTCAATATGAATCGTGTTAATGTTGACAGTCCTTTGCTGATATGTGAAGGAGAAATTGATTGTGCTTCAGCTATAGAAGCGGGATTCACTAATGCAGTTAGTGTCCCGCTTGGGGCTGGAAACTTTCATTGGATTGAACATAATTGGGATTGGTTAGAACAATTCACCGATATTATTGTATGTGCAGATAATGATGAAGCGGGACAAAAAATGATTAAAGAGGTTTCAAGTAGACTCGGAAACTGGCGAACAAAGATTGTACAGTTGCCCACAAAGGTAACAAAATCAGATGGTAGTCAAGCTTTTATTAGCGACCTCAATGAGACATTGTATTGGTTTGGAAAAGAGTATGTGCTAAAACTTATATTGGATGCAAAAGATTCGCCTGTCGATAGCGTTATTGACTTTTCAGACATTGAAGATGTTGACCTTTCTCAAATTGATGGTATTTATACTGGCATTACAGAGTTAGATAATAAGCTAATGAAAATGTTTTATGGCACAGTTACAATTCTGACGGGTACTAATGGCAGTGGTAAATCATCTTTACTGTCACAGTTTATATGTCAATCACTTGACCAACAAAAGTCTGTTTGGTTGTATTCTAAAGAGCTTCCTAATTCGATGATGAAAAACTGGATTGATTTTATATTTGCAGGTAGACATAACATTGATCAGTTTCATGACAGTAAAGGAAGTGTATATTACAAAGTTAGTAACAGTGCTCGTACTAAAATTGATGGATATTATAAAAACCGTCTTTATATTTATAAAGACGATTATGACAACTCAGTCGATAATATCAAAAAATCAATGGAGGATTGTGTTAGGAAGTATGGCTGTAAAATGCTCATATTGGACAATCTTACGGTCATCAATCTTGGAGCTACCGATAACAATAAAAACGAAACACAAAACGCATTCATGTCTTGGTTGACCAAATTTGCAGCTACATTTCAAGTTGTTATTATTTTGGTTATCCATCCACGAAAAGGACAGCAGGTTACTCGCCTTTGTAAATATGATATTGGTGGTTCTGGAGGTATGTTAGATCTCGCTCATCGAAGTTTCTCGTTATATAGAGTGAAACCTAATGAAAAGCAAACTGGTGACGAATTAGTTAAAAATTATGATGTTATATTGGATGTTTTAAAAGATAGGATGAGAGGACAAGAGAATTTATCAATTCCAATGTGGTACGATCCACCATCTCGTAGATTTTACACCAACGAAATGGAGTTTGGAAAACAATACGCATGGGATAAGAATAAGTACACAGAGTCTATTCCTTTCCCGCATCCAAACGAGACAAGTGAAGTGTTCGGAAAGGAAGATTAATATTATCGACAATTATGTTGCTTACCATATACATACAGACTATTCTCTTAAAGACAGTGCTACCAATTACAAAGATTATGTTGATAAAGCAGTAGAGTTGGGGCAGCATGCAATTGCATTTTCAGAACATGGCAATATACAAGGCTGGGTTAAGAAGAAAATGTATTGTGACTTAAAAGGCATTAAGTATATACATGCAGTTGAGTGTTACTTAACAAAAAATCATGCAGACAAAATCCGAGACAATTATCATACAGTTCTTATTGCGAAAAACTATGAAGGTGTTAAGGAACTCAACCGGCTTATAAGTCTATCAAGAACTGACAAAAATCATTTTTATTATGTTGGTAGAATTTCGTTTGAAGAGTTTCTTTCACTGTCTGACAACATTATCAAAACAAGTGCCTGTCTTGCTTCTCCGTTAAATAAATTACCTGTAGAAGATACATGGTATGAACAATTAGTTAAAGGGTATGATTATCTCGAAATTCAACCACACAATTGCAAAGAACAAATTGAATACAATAGACATTTAGCGTATCTGTCTGAGAAATATCATATTCCGCTAATAGCTGCAACAGACGCTCACTCAGTTAATTCTTACAAAGCAGAGTGTAGGCAAGTAATCTTAGATGCTAAAAAACAACATTACGAAGGCGAAGATAAGATGGACTTAGTGTATAAGTCTTACGATGAATTAGTGAAAGCTTTCGCAGCACAGGACGCAATACCGAGTTCTTTATATATAGAGGCTATTAACAACACCAATGTTATGGCAGATAGTGTCGAAGAGTTTATGCTTGATACATCGATTAAGTATCCTATTTTGTATGGTAGTGCTGAAAAAGACGAACAAAAATTTACTTCATTGGTATATCAAAAATATCAAGAGAAGCTTGATAATGGCGTTATTTCATCAGAAGAAAAGGATAGATTTGATAAAGCAATACCTGAAGAACTAAGAGTCTTTAAGAAAGTAGGTATGTCGGGTTTTATGCTTTCAATGAGTGAAATTCTCTCACATTTCAGAAATCAAGGTAAACCAATAGGTTTTTCAAGAGGTTCAGTTGGTGGTTCAAGAACAGCGTATGTTGCCGATATTATTGACTTAAACCCTGAAAAATGGGGTACAGTATTTTCTCGATTCTGTAATGAAGACAGAGTAGAAGTAGGAGATATTGATGTTGATGTTGTAGAATCGGATAGACCAGAAATGTTTGAGTATATTATAGATAAATTCGGTAAAACAAAAACAGCCAGAGTCCCTACATATTCGACACTGAAAGATTTGGCTGCTATTGATCTGATAGGACAAGCATTCCGACTTAATTGGGAATTAAGCCACCCCAAAACCGATTTTAGTGAGTGTGAATACTCTATTCAAAAAGTCAAAGAAATTAAGCAATGCTTTAACACCGATCCTGATTTAGCAAGACAAAAGTATCCGAAATTGTTTTATTACTATGATGGCTTGTTAGGTATTAAGCATGCACAGTCGGTACATCCAGCAGGAATTGTTATTAGTCCAATTACTTTAGCTGACAATTACGGTGTGTTCGAGAAAGATGGCTACTGTACTCTTCAGATTGATATGGATGAAATTCATGATGTAGGGTTGACCAAGTATGATTTGCTTGTATTAAAAACAGTGCAAGTTATTAGTGAAACTTGCAAATTCGCTCATTTACCTTATCCAAAATCTCACGAGATTGATTGGGATGATCAAAATGTATGGGAAAGCATGTTAGAAACTACAGGTTCTATTTTTCAGTTTGAGTCTCCATTTGCTATAGATTGTTTAAAAAAATATAAGCCTAAAAGTATTTTGGATATGGCAATAGTCACGGCTGCTATTAGACCATCAGGTTCTTCTTACAGAGAGGAACTATTTAAGCATATACCTCATAAAAATCCGTCAGAGGTTATAGATAAACTGCTTAATAAAAACAATGGATATTTAATATTCCAAGAGGACACAATTAAGTTTCTTCAAGAAATATGTGGGCTGTCGGGCAGCGAAGCTGACAATGTGCGTAGAGCAATCGGACATAAAGATGAAAAGAGATTGGCTAAAGCGTTACCGTCAATACTTGAAGGTTATTGTCATAAATCAAACTCTCCAAGAAATGTTGCAGAACTGGAAGCTAAAGAGTTTCTTCAGATTATTCAAGACAGTGCCAGTTATCAATTTGGTATGAATCATGCCATTGGATACTGTATGATTAGTTATTTGTGTGCTTATTATTACTACTATTATCCGTATGAGTTTTGCACAGCATATTTAAACTGTGCAAAGAATGATGTACAAATACAGACGGGAGAAAAAGCTGCTAAAGCAAAAGATATTGAAATTACATTGCCTAAATTCGGAATTTCGTTAGGAAACTATTATTTTAACAAAGACCTTCATGCAATTGCAAAAGGTATTGGTTCAGTTAAGTTTTTATCTGAAGAGGTCGCCACAGAACTTTTTAAAGTTTACAACCAACAACCGACCAGTTTTATAGATGTAATTCGTCTCTCTGACCAAGAGACTTCTGTGGGACTATCTAAAATAGAAATTTTAATTAAAATAGGTTTCTTCGACCACTACGGAGTTCAATCGAAACTATTATACATACTTGCAACTTATCAATTCTTTAGAGCATCTACCGGCAAGGGATTTCGCAAGAATATTAAGAAGTCCGTATTACAAACAGAGCATTTTGAATTGTACGACATAGTAAAAAATAATAGTACAGACTTAAAGAAAGATAACACTATTAAAGAATCGTTCACTATTCAAAACATAGATAACATACTAAATGGCATCGAAACTATTGCAAATCAAATGAATTTCAAGTCTTGGAATTATAAACGCATTATTCAAACACAGAAAGAATATTTGGGGTATATTGATTTAACCACACATAAAGCTGAAGACAGGCAGAAACTGCTCGTAAAGAATGTCTACCCTCTTAAAAACAAACAAACTAACGAGGAATTTGCAAAAAGAATTTCGTATCGTTCGGTTGGTACTGGAAAAGAAGGAAGTTTAACATTAAAACACTATCTTTTTGCATCATTGCCATTGAAACAATATGATGTAATTTATGTGCCTTTAGACGGTATTTACAAAGATAAAAAGGGGTATTGGAATTTAACAAAGTATAAATTGCTAAATTAAGAAAGGTGATTGAATGAGACAAAAAATTGAACTTGTTACGCTTAAGGATGTGTCTGATTTTACAGAGGCTGTAAGTCAGATTGACGAAGAAGTAACTCTTATCGGTAAAGACGAAAACGGCAAAGATTGGTCTATCAGTGGTAAATCATTTCTTGCAAGTTTTGTTCTTGCAAATGGTGTTGAAAGAGCAAAAACCAAAGCAGCACATAATGTTGATTGGAATACGATTACTTGTGTGTGTGGCAAAGATATTTACTCAGTAATTAGTAAGTGGGCAGTAGGCTCAGTTATGGAGTAAACTATGGAAAACAAAATACATAGAACAGTAATGTTACACATTCAGCTTCAGCGAGATGATTTTGACGATTTTCTTCACATAGCAGATGAATTAATGAGTGGCATTATTGAAGTAGCGCAAGGCAAGGAAGTGTTGTCTGGTAAAAGTCTACTTGGATTAATGCTTATAGACACAAATAAGCCACAAACACTTATTATCAGAGGTTTTTTCACTGATGATTATGTGGATAAATTTAGAAAATGGGAAATCAAGGAAGGGTGATTATATCCGATTTGGTAAGAAGATAGCAAGTTTATGGGTAATGTTAGGTATGATGTTTGGCTTTTCGGCTTGTGGAGAACCAAACATCTCCACCCCTGACACTGCAACACGAGATACAGCTACTAAAGATACGGCAGTCAAATCAACAACGCAACCTACAACCGTGCCTGTCACAACAGAACCAACAACAGTAAAACCAACTGAGAAAACTAAAAAAGACAAGAAAAAGGTTAAAACAACCTCTCCTCCTACAGAACCGTCAACAGAAAAAGTTGAAGTTCAAGCAGGTACAAAAACTATTACAAAATCAAATAATACATATAACACATCGTCAGATGAGGTAGATTTGTTGGCAAGAGTAATTTATTGCGAAGCGGGTAATTGTAGCGAGTATTGTCAATGGTTGGTAGGTTCAACGGCAATGAATTTAGCTGATAGCAACGGTGGATTGAGAACAGTAGCTTTTGATTATAATACATTCAATGTGGCAGGTGTTCTTTACACGAGAGATCCGAGCGAGTTGTCTTATTCGGTTGCTCAAAGAGTACTAAGTGGTGATAGAGACTATAATGTTCGTGCTTTTCGGACAAGCTACTATCACTCATTTGGTAAACCGTATGCGGTTGTAGATAATGTTTATTTTAGCAGTTATTAAGAATGAGGAGAGAATATGAATACTATGGTGTTAGTTCTTGGAGCTTCTGGCTCTGGCAAAGATTATTTGGTTGACATGGCTTGTAAGCAGTATGACTTAAAAAAGGTTGTATCGTACACCACTCGACCAAAGAGGGATAATGAAAAACCTAATGCACATATTTTCGTGACAGATGAGGAGTTTGATAAACTAACCAATATCGTGGCTTATACCGAGTTTAACGGTTACAGATATTGTGCAACTCAGCAGCAAATTGATGACGCTGATTTTTACATAATTGATCCGAGAGGACTTGAAGATTTCAAGAATAATTACAAAGGCGATAAACTAATTAACTCTGTGCTGATAGATTGTCCTGCTGTTGAAAGGTTTTTGAGAATGAAGAAAAGATATAAAGACAGTAAAACAGGAACTGTAAAAGCTATGGAGCGTATTATTAACGACCGTAAAGAGTTTAAAGATATTGAAGAAAAAGTTGACTATGTAATCTCAAATCGCACCGAGGAAGATGCTCAAAACTGTATGTTCTTTCTTAAAGCAATGCCAGAAGCTACAGAGTAGATGAACAGAATTGTAGAAGGACAGGCAAAATATGACAAAGAGAAAATACAATGCAGTTAATAGAGGTGAATTAAATGATTGATTGTTCAAAAACAGAAAATTATTTTGCTGAAAAAGCAAGAATGACGAAAAAAGACAAACTTGGAAGATGCAAACTTTATTGTGGCGAATGCCTTTTAAACAATAAAAATAACGGTACATCCGAAAACTTATTGTGTGGGGCTTTTGAAGCAATCTATCCCGAAAAGGCAATTTCAATTATTCAGAAATGGTCGGATGAGCATCCACAGAGGACTTATCTGTCCGAATTTTTGAAACATTATCCGAATGCTCAGCTCAAGGATGACGGAACACCCGAAATATGCCTCAGTAGCTTAGGATTGACGAACTATAATGGATGCAGAAACGGCATTACTTGTTCGGAATGTTGGAATCAGCCTATTGAGGGCGGTGAAGAATGATGACAAGAGATAGCCTTGAGAAGTATATTGATAGTGGAGTTTTTTTTCTCAAAGAAAATTAATGAAAGAGGTGTAAAAAATGAGGAAGTACGAAGCAGTTTGTAGTTCTGATGTGCTTGATGCAGTTGCAAACGGTGAAAAAATTTTATTAATTGACAGATTAATGGAAAGTATTAATAGTTTAGACGAAATAAGCACAAGAGATTTAGCGATTGCAATAAAAGCTGAAAACAAAGATAACAGATATGAGTTTTACAAGGATGTGAAAATAAATGAGAATTTACCAGTGTGATAGTTGTTACAAAATTATCGAAAATCCGTACATAGTTAAAATGAAGGAATTTTATATTGATAATACACATTCTATTCAGGATGAAAATCCCATTGAAAGCAAGAGGAAAATTAGAATACATCTATGTGGCGAGTGCTATAAAAGACTTATATCTTATTGGCGAATTGTTGCCAAAAGAGGAGAGGAAGTGAAATAAATGAGAGTTTATCAGTGTGATAGTTGTAACAAAGTTATCCAAGACCCGTACATAGTTAAAATGAAGGAATTTTATGTAGGAATTGATAGGGAATACTTTACTTGGCTTGAAACTCTTGTCAAAAGTAAGAGAAAAATTAAAATACAGCTATGTGACGATTGTTACAAAGGCTTACATTTTATTGCTGAAAAAAAGGAGCGGGATATGGATTGACAGCTAAAGAGATTAACAGATATGAAGTTTAAAAATCAACAAAAAGGAGAATTTAAATGGCAGAATATCATGTTGGTTGTGGTGCTTTTGGCATATACGCTGGCACATTAAACCATAAAAACAAATATATGTGGCAAAACAAATCTGAAGTTACAGATGAAGCAATTGGAGCTGTTAGAGATTATATGGTAAATGAATTGTTGGGTGGATTTTCTTCCCCAAAGCAAATCTCAAGTGGGTATGAATGGGATTTAAAGGATGGTAAAACAGTAGAGTTGCGAATTACAATCAAAAATAAAGACTAATACAGGGTTAAAGGTAACAATAAAAGGAGGTGATGTGTATGCTTTGCATTTACTGATAGTAAAAAATAAATAGGAGGAATTGAATGAAGCAATTTGAAAAAACAGTGTATGTCAGCCACAAATACGGTGGTGACAAAAACAATCTCAAAGAGGTTGAAGAAATAATTAAAACACAGCAAAAGAAACATCCGAATTATATGTTTGTTTCACCGTTACATATGTTCAGCTTTTTATACAACGATATGTCTTATGAAGATGGGCTTGAACTTTGTCTGTATCAGCTTGCAGAGTGTGATGAAATATGGGTGACAGGCGAAAAATGGTACGATTCAACAGGTGTTATCAAGGAACTTGAGTACGCAAACGCACATAAAATTGATGTTTTATTCGTAAAAAATGCAGAAGATAATCCGCACAAAATTGAAGGTTCTGCTGATTACATTAGAGGTTTTGCTAAAGGTATAAAACTTGGCAAAAAAGAATGGCAAGAAAACACGAGTGGAAAAAATAAAGTCGCATATATAAATGAAGATAACATTGTTCGTACATATGTATATTATCCCACGGACTTTTGTTGGGGTGTGCTTGATGCGCAGGTTGTAGTTGAATGCCCTTTCTGTAAACATCTAAACGCAACTACTCTTCATAACGAAAAATCATCACGAACACCTTGTAACAATTGTCATAATCTGCTTGATTTTAGTCATCTGAAATATAGCAATATTCTCTGAAAGTATAGGTGATTAAATGAAAGTAATTAAACGAGATGGTCGAGAAGTTGATTTTGATAAATCAAAGATTGTTTCTGCGATTGGAAAAGCAAATAGTGAATCCCATGCAAACCACGAAAAAACATTGTCTGATGATGAAATTAAAAATATTGCTACAAGAATTTATGACAAGCTCAGACGAAGTAAGAGAATTTACTCAGTTGAAGATATACAGGACTTAATTGAAGAATACATAGATAAATACGGCTGTTTTTCTTTGGCAAAAAGATACACACTTTACCGATATAAACAGAGCTTAATCCGCAAAAAAAACACTACTGACGATGCAATTCTTTCACTGATTGATTTAAGTAACGAAAACATCAAACAAGAAAACTCAAATAAGAACCCTACCATTATTCCTACTCAGCGTGACTATATGGCAGGTGAGGTCAGCAAAGATTTGACTGATAGAGTTTTACTTCCTCAAGATATTGTTGAGGCTGACAGGGAAGGAATTATTCATTTTCACGACAAGGATTATTTTGCACAACACACTTATAATTGTTGTCTGTGTAGTCTTGATGATATGCTCCAGAACGGAACGGTTATCAGTGGCACTATGATTGAGAAACCACATAGTTTTTCAACGGCTTGTACAATTGCAACACAGATTATAGCTCAGGTTGCCAGCAGTCAATATGGTGGACAGAGTATCAGTCTTACTGCCCTCGCACCGTTTGTAGATATTAGCCGACAGCACATTAAAGATGAGTTGAGAAGAGAGTGGAGCCAGTGTGGATTTGAAACTGACGAAAATAAGATTGCCGAGATAGCCGAAGAAAGACTTCAGAAGGAAATTAACAAAGGTGTTCAGACAATCCAATATCAAGTGGAAACACTTTTGACAACTAATGGACAAGCTCCTTTTATCACAGTGTTTATGTATCTTAATGAAGCTAAAAACGAGCAAGAGAAGCACGACCTCGCTATGATTATCGAAGAAACACTCAAACAACGTCACAAGGGCGTAAAAAATGAAAAGGGTGTGTGGATTACACCTGCGTTTCCAAAGCTTATTTATGTGCTTGAGGAGGATAACATAACAGAGGACAGCAAGTATTGGTATCTTACGGAGCTTGCTGCGAAATGTTCAGCTAAGAGGCTTGTACCAGATTATATTTCCGAAAAGGTGATGAAAAAACTAAAGGAAGGAAATTGTTTTCCTTCGATGGGTTTAACGGCTCATTGAAAACTCCGTGAACATAAATCAAAATGGTGTGCATTGCACGCATAGGATTTGCAGGAAATGGCAAATAGGCAATGTGCTAACAGGGGACTTCTGAGGTGAAAATTAGACTTGGACTATCCTGTGCTAAGACGCATATGTAAATCTTGTAGCATTACGAATAATGAAGGAATATAAGGGATTTTATGTGGATGATGATTGTAATATATATAACGCAAAGGGGCATAAATTATCACCGTATGTAGGCACTGACGGCTATGCTCACATTGTAAGAAAAGAGAATGGTAAATCATACAGATATAGGGTTCATACAATAATAGCAAATGTGTTTGTACCAAATCCTAATGGGTTTAAATATGTCAATCATATTGATAGCAACAAACTTAACAATAACCCACAAAATTTAGAGTGGTGTACGAATTCACAAAATGTTTATCACGGTTGGCATAGCGGTAATCGAACACATAGAAATAGAACTAAAGTATCTGCTTATTTGAATAGTGAACTAATCAATACATATTCATCTATTCGAGAATTATCAAAAGATTTGCATTTAGACAGACATAAGGTAGCACGAATATTGAAAGGGGAATTGAGAAATTGCTACGATTATCAGTTTATGTATGCGTAAAGTCAAGAGACTATCGAAAGCATAGCGCAAAATAGTTTTGTGTGAGGAAGTGAGTAGAGTACATCTGAGTATTGATACAGATGGAAGTGCGGAGTGAGTGGATTGGCGTAACAAACAATCCCCAAAGATATAGTCCAGACTGCTGATACCGAGCAGTCAGTGTAGAAGTTTTTTGTCACCATATAAAGATGAAAATGGTAATTATAAATTTTACGGCAGATTCAACAAAGGCGTAGTTACAATCAATCTTGTTGATGTAGCCTTATCGTCAGGTAAAGATAAAGAGAAGTTTTGGAAGATTTTTGACGAGAGATTGGAGTTGTGTCATAAAGCTCTCTTGTGCAGATATGAGAGGCTGAAAGGAACAGTGTCGGATGTAGCTCCGATTATTTGGCAACACGGTGCATTAGCAAGACTTCAGAAAGGTGAAACCATTGATAAGTTACTTGTTGGTGGTTATTCGTCAATATCACTTGGTTATGCAGGATTGTATGAGTGTGTGAAGTATATGACAGGCAAATCTCATACAGATCCGGAAGTGACACCGTTCGCACTTGATATTATGAGATATATGAACAAAAAGTGTGATGAATGGAATGAGCAACTTGATTTAGGTTTTTCGTTGTATGGTTCTCCAATCGAAAGTACAACTTACAAGTTTGCAAAATGTTTACAGCGAAGATTTGGTATTATCGAAGGTATTACAGATAAAAACTACATTACAAATAGTTATCATGTAAATGTCAGAGAGCCTATTGATGCCTTTGCAAAGCTGAAACTTGAATCACAGTTTCAGGCATTAAGTTTGGGCGGTGCAATTAGTTATATTGAAACTTCTAATTTGCAAAATAACACAGAAGCTGTCCTGTCTGTTATGCAATTCATCTACGACAATATTATGTATGCTGAACTCAACACTAAAAGTGATTACTGTCAAGCGTGCGGATATGACGGAGAGATTGATGTAATAGAAAATAAAAACGGTAAACTTATTTGGAAGTGTCCAAACTGCGGCAACACAGATGAAAGCAAATTGAACATCTCTCGGAGAACTTGCGGTTATATAGGAACTAACTTCTGGAATCAAGGAAGAACACAAGAGATCAAAGAAAGATATGTACATTTAGGTGGCAACGAGTGAATTATATAAAAATCACTAAACACGATATTGCCAATGGAGTTGGAGTCAGAGTTGTACTATGGGTAAGTGGTTGTACCGTTCATTGTTATAACTGTCAAAATCCTTCGACTTGGGATTTTACAGCCGGACAACCATTTACTAATGACACTATGACTGAATTACTTGAAGCGTTAAGTCCTGATTATATATCGGGGCTAACGCTCTCAGGTGGACACCCATTGGAACAAGCAAATCAACAACAAATATCTAATATTGCAAAAACGGTCAAGACCAAATTACCAAGCAAAACAATATGGCTATATACAGGTTATACATACGAACAGATATTGAAATCTAAGTTTATTGTAAACGAAATCTTGCCTTATATAGATATTCTTGTTGATGGTAAATATGATGAAACACAGAGAAATATTTCGCTGGCTTGGTGTGGTTCTAAAAATCAAAGAGTTATAAGAGTACAAAAAAGTTTGAATGCAGGAAAAATAATTACATTGTAAAAAAAGAAGGAGTGACGAAAATCAAAACAGCGAAAGAACTTGAAGAAGTTATTAACTTTTTTATACAGACAACAGAAGATTTAAACAATAGTATGGCAAATGAATCATTACACGACTATGAAACACAAGACATCCTGCATAAACTTGAACTTGAAGATGTATCATATCACGATACTGCCAAACTTGGAAAGGCTCTTGTAAAGGTTAGAGAAAACCGCAGAAATGCAAAAGATAGTGTTGAACTTAATACTCCTTTAGCAGATTGGATTAAAACACACTCAGATGTGTTGAAGTCCTTGCACAAAGTGTTGGGAGAGACGAGAAAAATCGAAAATAAGCAGAATAGACGAATGTATATTCCGAGAACAAAGATTGTAGAGGAGGTAATTCATTGATTAATACCAGTTGGGCATTTACAGAAAATGCCGATGCGCTCGCAAAAGAAAATTTAGAAATACATAAGCAGCTTGCTCCAAAAGCAAAACAAGTATGGAAGAATTTTTACACCCAAAAATACGATATAACTCAAGACGATATGAAAAACTATATGTGTTATACATCGCAAGGCTACGGCTACGGCAATGTCACTTATAAAGTTTTGAGTAATCCGTTTAACTTTACAGATGACGAACAGGCTCTTATTTGTGATGATGGTAATCTTTGTTTCGGTTATCGCAAATTGGGTGACTTAATTACGATTTATACAGATTAAGGAGATATTAATGAAGTATATGGGTAGTAAGTCTCGTATTGCTAAATATATTGTTCCGATATTACAGGAATGTATTGACAGTAATCATGTGACTACATACATAGAGCCCTTTGTTGGAGGGGGTAATGTGATTGATAAGATTCGTTGTCAAGAGCGTATAGGCTCTGACATAAATCCGTATCTGATAGCATTGCTCAAAAGAGTACAAGAAGGAAAACCTTTACTTGGTGAAGTGTCGAGAGATACATACAACCTTGTAAGAGATGCTTGGAAAAACGGGACAGATCAAGACAAATACGAGCAGTGGTATGTTGGAAATGTAGGTTTTCTTGCTTCGTATAATGGCAGATGGTTTGATGGCGGGTATGCAAAGCCTACCAGTATAAAAACACCTAACGGTAATAAAATCCGTGACTATTATCAAGAAAGTAAGCGCAATCTCGAAAAACAAGTAGGCGATTTATCGACAGTATTATTGGATTGCATATCTTATGAGTATTATCTTAAAACAGACTATTCAGGTGTATGCTTTTATCTTGATCCGCCATACTTTCATACGAAAGAATTTGGAATTGCAAAAAACTTTGACCATGTTGATTTTTGGAATTTTGCAAGAAGATTGTCAAAAAATAATTATGTATATATAAGTGAACAATATGCTCCAAATGACTTTGAAACAGTATGGGCAAAGCCTGTATTACGAAGTATTAACGCTCAAAATAAAGAACATAAAACCGAATGTTTGTTTAAATGGAAAGGAGAATGATAAATGAATATTGTACAAGTAAGACACATACAGGACAAAAACGCAAAAAGATATACATACAAAGTCCCAGATAATAAATCTCTTAATAAAGGAGATATGGTTCTAACACGAAATGTTAATGGTAAAGAGAGTGTTGCAATTTGTGTTACAGACAGCGAAAACCTTTCGACTAATGCCATTGATATAATTATGTGTGGTGCTGAAGTGCTGAGTGAAGTTATTGGAATATATAAATTTTGTAAGTTTGAAACTGAACCCGAAATAGATTTGAAAAACACCGCAAGTGAATACACACAAGCACAAAATATTATACAGCTACGATTCCAGAGGTGTAAAAATGGCAGATAAAACACGAGTTTTAAAAAAATAGGAGTGATGCTATTGATTGAGATTTACAGAAAAGGACGACTCAACACCGATATTAAAGATTTTTCATGTAAATATTGTGGCTGTGGCTTTACAGCTACGAAAGAAGATTACGAGATTCATTATTATCCTGTAGATAGTAAATTTTTCTTTTGTGCGAAATGCCCATGTTGCTGCCAAGATGTAATAACGGAGGAATTTTAGATGATAAGTAACCCAGAACACGGTTGGTGCGACATCCAAATTGGCAATTGGAGTGGCAAACTCAGTTATATAGACGATGTACCGATGATATTGCTAAATGCACTTAGAGAACCCACTTCAAGAGTTCATTTTGATACTGAAGGTGGAGACATATACATCTTCTTTACCGAAGAAACGACCTATGTAGTAGACGATAGTGGAGGGACAGGTGAACCTAACTTATATGTTGAGGACATAAATCGTGTAGAGAACGCTTATAGTTTGTATGTTGATATTGTAAACCATATTAAAGAATGGTCAGAATGGGGTCTGGATTTTGACGAAGAAAATCCAGATAAGATAGCTGAATTATTGTCAAACGCAGATAGTTTATATAATAGTATTTTTTACAAACACAAAGAGGAATAATCATTATGACAACTGTCACAAAACAACAGATTGATGAATTACTTGCAAAATCAAAAATCAAGGTTGAAACCGTACTTGACAAAGTAACTGTTGTAAGCTGTAAACTGCCAAATGGTTTTGTAATAGTAGAGGCAAGCGGAGCGGTTGACCCGAAAAATTATAACGAGCAGATTGGTAAAAAATTTTGTATGGAAAGGATAGAAAATAAATTATGGGAGCTTGAAGGTTATGCTCTCACAAAGAAACTTTACGAACGCAACGAAGGTTGTTAAGTTCGGACAGAATGAGGATATAGTATGAGAATAATTAAAAATGGCAACCCAAAAATGAGGGTAATTTCTAACGACACACCAGAGAAAATATGTTGTGATAAATGCGGTTGTGTATTTGAGTATTCTGAATGGGATATACATTGTACAGACACCGAAGCCACAATGTATATTGATTACTCTGAACATATTTACTGTCCTTGGTGTAATGAATATATTGTGCTATTATCAACTAATTAAAAGAAAGATTTTAATATGTTGCAAATGCAACGAAAGGAAAGGTCGTAATGACACACAAGAGACTTAGAAAGCTTTTACAAGCAACAGGTATACAAAGAAACAATGTAGAAGATGTTATTCGCAAATACCGAGAAGATTATTTTTATACAACAAATGAAGATGTTTACAATCGCTATTGTGTGCGTGAACTGTTTAGTGTGGTAGTTGAATTTGCAAACAGGAGCGAATGAAATGATTCAAATTATTAGACAAGGTAATTTAAAAGAACCTGTATTTAGATTTGTTTGTCGCAATTGCGGGTGTGTATTTGAAGCCGACAGAGAAAGCTATAAACAATGTTTTACATCATATAATACATTTATTTTTTCGGCAAATTGTCCTTGTTGTAAAACTAATGTGAGCTATGAAGAATCATTGTAACAGATAGGAGATATATGACACAGAAGGAGTATGACAATGATAATAATGGCAAGGAGTATTAAATGATTCAAGTTCTCAAAGAAGGCGATCTTAAATCACCAGTAATTAGATTTAATTGTCTTAGATGTAAGTGTGTTTTTGACGCAGATACGGATGACTACAAACTGATAGCAACTTCAGGTGACTTAGCATATATAACAAATTGTCCGCATTGTCACAAAAGAGTGGCTCGTATGATGATAAAAGATAGGAGATATATATGATTTACTATTTAACTGATAGAACTCTTGCAAGAGCAATTGAGCGTTGCAGTAACGAAAATTATAACTACCTTATTGTCCTTAAAGATAACAGAAATTTTGACGAAATTGCTGTGTCGATTCTCGAACAGGCGATTATGAGCGATACATACTTAAATACTTCGTCATATTTAACCTATGACCGTATTTCCTTTAGAACAGGCACAATCACCATCTATAAAGATTCGTTAATTACAAACGATTTTAAGGGCGTTTATGATGAGATACTCATTGACGAATTGGTAGAAGATAGTAAATGGGAAATGCTTGCTGAACACACAAATAGACACGGTTCATATAAAGAGAAGTATAAGTCAAAGGAGGAGCTTAGTTTTGCATAAGAACATTGATTATGAGTCCTTGCTTAGTTTTGTACAGGACAACCCTAACGCCGGCATATCACTGACAATATCAGAGAATGAATTTGACCAAGCAATTAAGACTATTATATCGGCATTGGTTACCAACGAAACGCCACCAACACAATTAGTTAGCTACTTAGAATATAGAGCTCATTATATTTACATTGAGTTTGCTAACGAAGCAACGCTTGAAATAAAGACAATTGAGGGGTGAGATGAAAATGAACGACTATAAAACCAGACTTTTATCTGAGTACAAAGAACTCGTAGATAGGATTAATAAACTGAGGGTGTTTCTTAATAAATGGGACAACGGACAACTTTCGTTTGTTCCAAAGCCCTCAAGGGCAATCTATTCAAGGCAACTTGAAGCAACGTGTACTTACAAGATGTGTCTTGAAAGTAGAATGCTGACGGACAGAATATCCTTTAAGGAGGTTGAAAATGTTTAAATTTAAACCATACATAACGGTTATTGGGGAAAACGGCTTAACGGTAGATTTTGAGTTGTCGCAACTCAGCACCTTTATGGTAAACAATATTGATATTGATAACGGGTTAGTTTGGTGTAATGAAGTTTATATTGAAACTAAGGCGATTGATTTATCAGTTCTCGAACGCAGAAGTTCTCGTTTTAAGTTATTTGCTAACACTGTTACACAGATTATTCTTCATCCTTATAGAGCAAAAAGCAAATCTCTAATCTTACATTTAGACATCGATGCCAAAGTTATACATAATAAAGATACGAACACAATTATTATCTCAAACTTATCAAATACAGAGGAGGTGGAGAATGGGTAAAATCACAATCTTACCAGAAACAACCATTGATCCAATTTCGTTAATGGGCAGACGAGCAGGTATATGTTGGGGAAAAGATATTACAGACAGCGAAAAAAACTACAAACGAGGTCTTGATTGTATTAAATCCAATCACGGTAGAGTGTTTGAATTTGTAAATATTGAAGCAATTATTGAAGGTTACTCAGCAAGAGTAATTAGGGAATGGTATACACATATTGGTGGCAGTCCTACACGACTTCAAAGTAGCACAAGATATGTCAACTACGATAATTTTGAATACATAGTTCCCAAAACAGTACAGACTGAAGAACAGAAAACTTGGTACAACAACGCTATTGACACTATCAGCCAAACACTTAAGAATCTTGAAGAAAGTGGTGTCAAAAGAGAGGATGCTGCAATGTTACTCCCGTTGGGTATGACTACTAAAATTGTAGATAAGCGAAATGTTAGAAGTGTTATCAGTATGGCAGAACAGAGAATGTGTTCAAGAGCGTATTGGGAATATAGAGAACTCTTTAACGAATACATAAAGCAACTAAAACTCTATTCAAAAGAGTGGGTAACACTAATTCCTATGGTTATGAAACCGAAATGCGATGTGCTTGGATATTGCCCTGAGAAATACAGTTGTGGAAGAAAACCGAGAAGGGATTGATTATTATACAGCAAAAACATTATTTAGATATTGAAAGACTTAAACCTAATTATTTAGATGCGTTTTCGGAAGGCGACGAAATCGTAATTCAAGAAAAAATTGATGGAGCGAACTTTTCAATTCGTTACGATGCCGAAAGTGATAGTATTAAGGCATTTAGCCGCAGAAAGGAATTGAACGAAACCAACACTCTAAGAGGGGCTTGGAATTGGTCTCAAACACTTGATAAAGAATTAATTAAAACGGTATTGGGGAGTAATCTTATATTGTTTATGGAGTGGCTTGTACCCCATACTGTAAAATATCCTGACAACAAATACCATAAAGCATATTGTTATGATGTATATGATACCAACACACAACAGTATTTAAAACAAACAGAAACAGAAAAAATTGTAAAAGAACTTAATCTCACATTTGTTCCTGTCTTTTATAAAGGTCGATTTACGAATTGGGATGATGTAAAAACTTATATTGGTAAAACACAAATGGGCGGAGAATACGGTGAAGGTATAGTTATAAAAAACCAAACAACTTTAAATAATCCAAACACAAGACTACCATTTTATGTAAAGCTTGTATGTGAACAGTTTTGCGAAACAAAAGGACACAAACAAAACCGTATGGTTGATACAGACGCATTAGCCAAAAAAGCTGAAAATCAGCGTTTAGTAAATACAATTGTTACTAAAGCCAGAGTTCGTAAACTTATACATAAGATGGTTGATGATGGTGTAGTACCTGAAAATTGGAGCAATACAGAAATGGGAATAATTGCTAAAAATATTGGAAAAGACATTTATTATGATTGTCTTAAAGAAGAAAAAGATGTTGTTGAAATGGTTGGTCACGAGTTTGGTAAATTCGCTCATAGTTCCGCAATGAGATTAGCAAGAGAAATTCTGTCAGAAAGGGAACTGAACATTTAACAGCAATTAATGAGACGGTTACGATTTATCAAACGAATGGGATAGATTTTTTGAAAACACATTGAAAACTTATGCTAAATATTTAAAAGGAGAGATTATTTGAAAGATTGGACAGGAAATAGTAAAAGCATTTATACAACATTAGGTGCTTCTAACCATACAGACAAAGCAAGAGAAACAAATGATTATTATGCCACAGAGCCTAAAGCTGCTGAACTTCTACTTCAAGTAGAAGATTTCGCTCCTAATATTTGGGAATGTGCTTGTGGAGAATGCCATTTGTCTAAAGTATTTGAGACTCACGGTTACAATGTTAAGTCAACAGATTTAATTTACCGTGACGGAGGAATGTCAGAAACATTCGATTTTTTAACAGAATCAAAACCTAATTCGTGGAACGGCAGTATTATTACAAACCCACCTTATAAATATGCTTATGAATTTGTAGAAAAAGCGTTAGATACAATTACAGAAGGCAACAAAGTGGCAATGTTTCTTAAACTGCAATTTCTTGAGGGCAAAAAACGAAGAAAATTATTTGACAGCAATCCGCCACAAACAATTTATGTATCGAGTTCAAGACTTTTGTGTGCCAAAAATGGAGAATTTGCTAAAATGCGAGCAGGTGGTGGTAGTGCTGTAGCTTATGCTTGGTATGTGTGGCAAAAAGGGTATAAAGGGGACACAATTGTTAAGTGGATTAACTAAGGAGAAATTATGAGAAACAATTGGTTATACACAGTTTGTGAATTTATCTGCATATTTGGTATAGGTTTTAATGCAATGTTATGTAGATATGCAAGAAAAAATCCAAACACCAATATAACAAAACTGCAAAACATTTATGACTGTACAGCGGTAATTGCATTATTGTCTGCAATCGTAATGTTATGTAGTTTAATTTTCAAATAAACGAAGGGGACAATTATGAAATATATCAAAAAGGCAATACCAATTGAAGCTTTTCAGTATAAAGGCGATTTTATTGAAAATGGGGAATATTGTATTCCTGAATGGGCGATTAAAGCGTATAAAGACGGTTTGCTTTATTTTAAAGATGATGGAAGTTTATATATTCATACACTTGAAGGTGAAATGAAATGTGACTTGAATAGCTACATAGTTCAGGGTGTCAGAGGTGAGATTTATCCTTGTAGACAGGACATCTTTGAGGAAACATATATGGCGGTGGAAGAATGAAGAAAAGAATACTTGCTTGTGTTGTAGTTATCATTATAATTTCGGTATTGATTAGTGGTTGTGTATCTGACGAAGCGTTAAGTAAAACCAGTGATATGTTTGAATACATAGGATACAATTCAGAAGCCAACGCTGAAATTGTTTATGATACAGAAACTAAAGTTATGTACGCTGTTCTTTGCGATAGAGCTATGACTTTACTCGTTAACGAAAACGGTAAACCAAAACTTTGGAAAGAATAAAAATTTAGGATTTAAAAGGAGAACAAACAAATGGAAAGATTTATTATGCCAAGAGGAACAGGAAAGACATATCAGTTGATTTTAAAAAGTGCTGAAACAAACCAGCCAATTCTTGTACATAACAATGTACTAAAGAAATATGTACAAAAAATTGCGAATAACCACAAAATCGAAATTCCCACCCCAATTTCAGTAGGTGATATCTTATGTGGTAAGTGCAGAGGCAGACATTATAATGGGGTGTTGGTTGATGAATTAGAAACAGTTATGAGACAGTTTGTATCATACTTTTTGTCAGCTCCTATGACTGGATATTCAATGAGTATTGATAACTAAAGGAGTGTTCGATGTTTTACATTACTGGAGATTTACATGGTGAATATGACATACACAAACTGAGTTCTAAACGATTTCCAATGGGTAACAATCTAACGCGAGATGATTACCTTATTATCTGTGGTGACTTTGGCTTAGTGTGGAATAATGGAAATTCTGAAATATATTGGCGAGATTGGCTTAATAACAAACCGTGGACAACCTTGTTTGTAGATGGAAACCACGAAAAATTCCCTTTGCTGAATCATTATCCTATAACTACAAAGTGGGGTGGAAAAGTGCATCAGATTGAAGATAATATTTATCATCTCATGCGTGGACAAGTGTTTGAAATTGATGGCAAAACATTTTTTACAATGGGCGGTGCATCGAGCCACGATATACAGTATCGCACAAAGAATGTTGACTGGTGGGAAGAAGAACTACCAAATGAAGCTGAAATGCAGGAAGGGTTGGCAAATCTTGATAAGCATAACTGGAAGGTAGATTGTGTAATTACGCACTGTGCTCCAACCGAATTTGTCGCCAATTGTATCAATGTGGGGTACAGTCCGGACACTTTAACCGAATACCTACAGCACATTGATGACAAGTTGGATTATGAACATTGGTATATGGGACATTATCACCTTGATGCTATATTTGGTTCGGATTCAGAAAAGCAAAAGCATATTTTGTATAACTATGTGGATGTGATTGATTAACATAGAAAGGATGACAAATATATGGGAATGGTATTTTTCCTTATATCGCTTTATTTACTCAACGCCAATGGGGTTGTAGTGCCTAACGGATGTTTTATTACAGTATGAGGTTTCACAATTTTTAGTTCACTACTCAGTATATTATCTGCAATTGTCAAAGCGTTTAGCGATAAAAAAATAATTAAGGAGAATAAATATGGAAATTAAAATTAAATACTTTACAAACATTGAAAAGATTAAACAAATCCCGAACGGAGATTGGGTTGATTTAAGGTCAGCTATTGATATTACACTCAAAAAGGGTGAGTTTGCTATTATTCCACTCGGAGTAGGAATGAAGTTGCCGTTCGGCTATGAGGTTCACATTGTGCCAAGAAGTAGCACTTATAAAAATTATGGCATTATTCAGACAAATCACATGGGAGTAATTGATAATTCCTATTCGGGTGATAACGACCAATGGGGTATGCCCGTAATTGCAATAAGAGATACAACCATACATAAAAACGATAGAATTTGTCAGTTTCGCATCACACAGAAACAGCCTGATTTTGAGTTTACAGAAGTAGAATGTCTTGATATAAAAAGTCGTGGTGGCTTTGGTTCTACAGGCAAGCAGTAAGGAGGAATAACTGTGATTACATATAATGATTTTGAAAAATATCTTACTAAAATTCAAAAATTTCATGAACTTGAAGATAAGATTTTGAATCTTGGGAATGAGTATAGTGATTTGGTTTTAGAGTATGTATCGCCATTTGCATACCATGGTGTAACTATGGAAGATGAACTTATTGACTGTCTCGAAAAAGGTTTAAACCTTAAGCCTGATGAATACGGTGATACTTGGGTATCGTATTGGGTTTGGGAGACAGATTGTGGTCAAAGAAATACAATTGTAGAAATTGACAATAAAGAAGTAAGCATTGCAGAAATTGCTAACTTGTGGAAAGTGATCGAATGGGAAAAGTCGGGAGAATTGAATGGGTAAACAAACGATTGTAGTTAATCTTTATGGTCAGCCTTCCTGTGGTAAATCCACAGGGGCTGCTTATATATTTAGTCAGTTGAAAATGAGGGGTGTTGATACGGAACTTGTAACTGAAACCGTTAAAGATATGGTATGGGAACATAACGATGACGCTTTAACGAATCAGCTATACATATTGGGCTTACACTCACAAAGATTTTGGAGACTGAGACATCAGGTTAGAGTAATTGTAACTGACTCACCAATCCTGTTGACCGAAATTTATAACTCATTTGAAAAGTGTGGTTTTTACCCTTCAAAATCCATTGAAAAGTGTGTAAATGATACCGCCGAAGCATTTAGTTCTCTCTTTGGTAGCTTAAATTTCTTTGTTAAGCCTGTTAAAAAATATAATCCAAATGGCAGATTACAAACCGAAGATGAAGCAAATAATATAGGTACACGAATTGAATCAATGCTAATTGAAAAAAATATCCCATATGAAATTATCAAAGGCAACCAAAAGGGGTACGATAAAGTCGTACAACTAATTGTGGATTACATTGACCGAGAGGATAAAATGGATGCTATTAAAGAGGATAGAGAAAGGAATGGATTAAATGTTGTTTGAAGTTTATAAAGACGGACAAGGTAAATTTATGTGTAGCGATATAAGCTGTTTACCAACAGAAACTCAGCTTAAAAGCATGAACAAAGATGGGTATGAATTTAAGCTGAACGGCAAGAAAGTAACGCTAAAAAGCGTATTGAAATTGATTGAAAAATAAATAGAAATAATAACAATTTAATATTAGTTAGGTAGGTGTTCATATGAAACCAATGCTTACTCCAAAGGATATTATGGAAATTTTTGGTGTCAGTAAAAACACTGCATATAAAATGGTTAGACAAAAAGGCTTTCCTTCGATTAAGGTGGGGAATAGGTATGTTGTTAGAGAAAGTTCCCTTGAGAAATGGATTGAAACGAACGAAGGTCGAGAATTTATTTTACTTGAAAGAAAAATTTGAAATTACATAAAATTTTACCATAAATTTTTTCAAAAACTCTTGACTTTATTCGTTTCATCCGTTATAATAGTCACTGTTGAGTTGAGAACAGACAACATTTTCAAAGTCACAACTGTTGTCAAACTGTTGTCAAATTCAAATTTTGAATTCAAAAAATGCAGTGTTTAAGCCAAAAGTAGGCACTTCGACTAACTGCCTTCTAAGCAGTAGGTCAGGGGTTCGAGTCCCTTTTGGCGCGCCACTTATGGTGGGATTAGCGTAGTTGGTTAACGCGCCAGTTTGTGGCACTGGAGACCGCCGGTTCGAATCCGGCATTCCACCCCATTTGACTCATTAGCTCAGTTGGCAGAGCACTTGACTTTTAATCAAGGTGTCCGGAGTTCGAATCTCCGATGGGTCACCAACAGCCGCTGAAGAAATTCTTTGGCGGCTTGTTTTT